TGCCGTAAAGATAGTTTTCTGAAACCCTTCTTCTGCCGGTGCATATGTGTATATAATATCCTGTACTTCTTTTTCTGGCTATTGTATCTATTCTTCTATAGAACCTTCCACCAGAACATCTTCGCTACTAGGTTCTATTTCTAACTATCTACCTTTTTGATTTAGTAAAGCTTGCTCTTCTTCTCTAAGAATTTCATCTACATCTGTAGACATAGACTCTGGTATTACAGGTTCTGCTGTTTCTGTTTTAGTTTCTTGTACTACAGGCTGTTGTTGTACTCCTTCTTGTATTGGAGTTTCTGGTTTAACTTCTACTTTTTCTTGTTTCTTAGTAGTATCTTCAATAGCAGCTGCTGGATTTTCTATTACTCCCTCTTCTGGTAGTACTTCACCAGCTTCCTCTTTTTCTTTTCTAGCAACTTTTTCCTATCTAACTGATTTACTTAGATGTTCAGCAAATAACGAATTGGCTACAATTCTAGACGCACGTTCCTGATCAGCTAATTCTAGTAAATCATTATACTTCATCTGAGCTTGTTGATTATACTTAGATATAATAGATTTTCTACTAGGTTGAGGTTTACCTTCTCTTAGTGCTTTATCTGTATATTCTTGTATAATATTATCCTATTGCTCTTCAGATAAATCTTTGAACAAATATCCTTTGATATCCTAATATGATTCTGCTTTAAGTTTACCAGTAATATAAGCTGTGGCTTGATCTCTCAATCTATCTCTTACAGCTTTATTCATTACAAACGCTGTTACATAATTCTTTATCTATTCAGCATTTACTGGATCTTGAGCCTAATCTAAATTTTGTATACCATATGTACTTACTATTTGTTGAACGTTTCTTTCTATTCTTTCTTTTTCTCTTTTAATGTAGTTTCTCATATTATTTATATTTCTGAGATCTACATCTAAACCAGTATCCTCTGATAACTGTTGTAAAGTTTTAGTTCTATTAGTAAGAGCTTTATACAAATCTGTTATAGCTTGATTCTATAATTTTAGATAAGTAATATCATATACAGCATTTGAATATTCATCAAAAGTAGGTAAAGTAGATAAAAAATCTTGTTCTATTTCGTCTGCATATTCTGGAGTAGCGTTCATTTTGTATTGATAATCTTCATCAGACTACCTTTTATTTTCAACAAATGCGTCATAAGATTCTCTAGCTTTTTGTAGAAATACATCATCTTTATTAGTTTTACCTTGTTCTATTATCTTTTCTAATTCTTTGGCTACATCGTTAGTTGATTGCTCTGCCTCATTCAATCTATCTTTAATATGTAGATAGTTCTTAACTATTTTTCTATGCTCAGAGCTGCCTCTCTTAATACCTAAATCTTTTAAATTTTCATCAATAGATTTATTACGATATTCAGCCCACAGATTAGTAGCTAGATTTTTGTCTTCATCTATCATTTCATCTGTTACTCCAGGCTGTTTCAATTTTTTAGCAGACTCTAAATAATCTGTAACATAATTAATATCTTTACCAGCTTGTAAAGCATCGAGGAAGACATCCATTTTGTTATCCTGTTCAGCATTACTATATCCTTTAGCAATAAGTTTTTGTACTTCTTTATCTGAAGCATACTGTCTTACTGCATTTTTCAATTGTACTGCATTACCAGCAAATGGCATTACTAAACCTATGAATCCACCAATATCCATCGCCTTCTTTAATTCATCATCTGTATTTAGATAATTATCGTTTGATAAACCAAAGTAAGCAAGATTGGCTTCATACCCAAGAAGACCAGCGTTGTATGCAGCAGATATAGGATTTATTCCTTTGTCTTTTAAATAGTCGTATTCTCCTCTTTGATATCTACTACCAACTACAGATTGAACACCTTCTTCACTACGTTCAGATACAAAATTAATAGCATTAGCTTTAGCGAATTTACCAATGTTTTCTAATAAATGTTTCCTAGTAATATTTTGTCCAGGTCTAGACGCTTTGTTCAGAATATTTTCCACCCCTCTGTCAATAGCTTTACCCAAACCAATCTAGTCTACTACACTTGGTATTTCATCTAAAGGTCTTTCTATACCTCTAGCTTTTGCTAATGCTTTACTAGCCTAATTCCATAATATTTTACCCCCATAGGAAAACGGCATACTTTGTAAATAATCTGAATAACTTAAAGCGTCATTCACATCTCTAACCATTTGTAAGCCATCAAAAGCATCGTTTCTGATTTCTTCAAAATCTTTTTGATCTGTAGTCAGACCTTGAGCTAAACCAGCTTGTAGTTTTTCATTTTCGTCCATCTAATCTACAGGATAACCTAACTCACCTAATCTAGGTTCCCAAGATTCTAATACTCTATTTACATCTGTCTTATTATCGTTAGCACTTTGCAATACTCTTTGCTGATAGTTGTCAAACACTTCACTAGCTGTTTCAGATTGCCTGTAATATTTAGCTAACCAAAGATTAAAAGCTGATTCTCCTAAAGCAATTGCTGTAGCTGCTTGACCAATACCTGGAACAGCGGTTATAGCACCTCTAACAGCTAGACTTCTAGCTGCTTTATTAGCTAATATTGAAGTTCCTGTTTGTAAGAACATCATTTCTATTTCAGACAAAGAACTACCAATATGACCTAGATTATAAAACCAAGATTTAGGATCAGTAATAGATAACTCAGATTCATTTACTCTCTGCTCAAATTCTTTAGTAAGAGCAGTAGGATCGTACAACCAATTACCTTTCTTTAAAGTATTCTATCTTTTTACTATCTTAGCTGTTTTATTTTCGTATTCATCATTAGCATCAGATAATACTTTCTAAATAGCGTCTAATCTTTCTTTATCAGACATTTGTTGCTATTTATTGTTCCATAAGAAATCTTGTTCTTCCTAGTTTAATGCATTATCTTCTAACGCTGTAGCTATATTATCTAGCGGATTTACGTTGAATATATTATTATCTTTAAAGTCATTTAGCAAAGCTTTAAAGTTTATAGCTATACTACCATTTACATTCGTAGGATCTGTATCGTAGAATAAATCTCTTAAGTACGGATTAGATTTAGCATACTCTTTTATATTAGGTTCTAACTAATTGACAGTTTGCACTGCCATTTTCTATTCATCTGTAAGTATATTATTAGAGATATTATCTACAATAGACTTAGCTTCTAAATAGTTTTGAGCTTCCTATATCTGTGGTATCCATTTAGATTCTGTTTCCATTAAATTGTCTTGTAATTTAGACAATCCAACACTAAGTCTTTCTTTTTGTATATACTGATATAATGGATTAGCATTATCTAATACATTAGTTATTAGTTTTCCAGTATTCCATACAATATCTTCAGCTAAAGATCTTTTATTATCTTTAGCTTCTTCTACTACTGGCACTTCTTGTTCTGTAGTAAATTCATTTATTCCATATGACTATGGTAGTTGCGATATATCAAACCCTTCGCTGTACGGAGTCATAGCTTCCCTCACTAGCTATTGTCCTAGTGAGGGGGAATTCAAATTAAATTTATTTTTCTTAGCCATTTTTATGTGATTTTATTTTTCTTCTTCTCCGGCAGAATAACCAATGCCGTAAGCTTCCTGTTGTGTACTTGGATATAATTCAGATCTAAATGCATCTGTCATAGATAGCTTCCATGCTTGTTGATCTAAGTATTCAGTATTTAATTTATCTTGTGGATCTGGAAGTTTATTTAGTAATTCTATCTACCAATATACATCTTCTGTAGGAACATTGTAAGATACTTTTCCTTCATAGTTATATTTACTGCTATACTCTCCTTCTTCTAAGTATCTTTGAAATGGTAGTTTACGTTTATCTCCTTCTTTTATTTCTGTAGATAGAGACACCTTACCAAAGCGATCGTATATTCTTTTAGCCCCAGATATAACCATATCTGCGTCTGTTATACCTAACGCATCTAATTGACTTTGGGGTATAGCTACTGTAATTACCTAACTAGAATTAGGCTGTACTTGTCCATTTTTATTTACAGGTAAAGTAAGAATATTACCTCCCTATTGAAGAATAACATTAGTAAGCTTACCGTTTTTAAGAGCATCTCTAAACTTATTCTTTCCAGATTCTACATGTTTATAACCAGCTATTTCAGATATAACATCTGTAGCTAAATCTAATTGTCTAGGATTAGCTATTACTCTATATTTACCTAATGGAGTAGTAACCGTTTCAGATGTAACACCTGGTATAGTAGTTTGTAACAAATCATTTACAGAAGCTATAGGAGATGGAGCTGTAAATCTATTCAAAATATCATTAGTAGCGTTTGATAAATCTATATCAGTTAATTTACCATCTGTAGCATATTCTTTAAATATTTCATTAAACAGTTTATTTGGTGTGTAACTATTAGATTCATTATATATTTTTCGTAATTGTTCCTTAAATATATTTGCAGATAGAGTATCATTTGATTCGACAGCTTTATTATATTGATCGGTTAAAGAATTTATCTGATCTCTATATTTATTAGCTATGTAAGCTTGAGTTCCTAATTTAAATGCATCTCCACCAGTAGCTGCAATAGATTCTGTCAATCTAAAGGGTTTTTGAGCAGTTTGTTGTCCTGTTCTAGCTCTCTTCAATCTATCTTCTTCGTATATCTTAGATAAAGGATTAAGTTCTCTATCTTCATATGCAAATTCTCTACCAGCTCTATATATACGATTAGCAAATAAAGCATTAGCTTGTTCTGGAGTATATCCTTGCTGTATTAATACTTGTATATGTTTCTGTGCTTCAGGAGTGTTATATATAGCAGAAATATTGTTAGCTATTTCTTGATCTGTTCTTTCAGATGAAACTCCTCTCCAATCATAAGCACCTTCTTGTCTAATAAATCCAGGCTTTAGATTATCAACATAAGGTTTTACTAAATCTACTTCTGACTTATAAGCTAATGGAGCAACATCATTAAATACTCCACTATCTAAAGTATTATAATTAGTAAAATCAACTTCATGCCATAAAGGATTATACTTACCAGACAGCATAAGTTGTTGATTTACTTTCTATCTCTAAAGTAATCCTTCTCTACTCTGTTGTAACTAACTTAGCTCATTATAAGGTCTAGTATTAATAAACGATTGTATTAAGGATCTACCTTCTGCTGTTTTAATCAAATCTGGATTAGCTGCTAATTTATTTACTACATCTTGTCCAGCTCCAACTGTTAAATCATACCATCTCTTAGTATCTACAGCTGATGGTGATCTAAACTCTGACCACTTAGTAAACTGATTACCTAAATCCTAATAAGCTTTATCTACTCTTTCGTTATTTGCTTTACCTATAGCATATAACTATTCAAAGGGTATTGGTGTATACTAACTAATATACTCACTTTCTATTGGTTTATCAAATCTATTCGTTGCCATTATCTTTTCAAATTATTATATAATTTAGTTAATTGATCTGATGTCATACCATATTCCAAATAAGGTAACATAGCTTCTAGTACAGCAGAGTCTCTTTTAGTTAAACGTTTATCTCTACTTATCTACTATATTCTTGTAGATAAATCACCAAATCCTTTTCTGCGAATATTTCTAGCAGCTGCATCATTCTGAGCTTGTTCTACAGAAGCTAAATGTCTAGCATTAGCATACTGTTGTCCCCATTGATTAGCTATTTGAGCATTGTTAAATGCCATTTGATTTTCAGCATTATTCTTAGTAGCATAAGCATTAGCGATAGCTTTGTTCCTATTAACTGCTGATTGTAAACCAAATGCCATATTAGCTCCAGTATTAGGATTAATATTAGCCATATTGTATCTAGCAATTCTATCGCTTAGAGTATCTTCTTTAAGTATAGGATCTATGTTATAATCAGTAGGACCATATACTGGATCATAAGTGTATGTTTCTACTCTTTCAGGACTACCTGAGAATATGTTACCAATAGGCCCAGCTAATGCAGCTATATTGTCTATTAGATCTAACCAGTTATTATCACTTGGAGTTTTCGGTTTTTTACTATTTGTACCATATATATTACCTACTGGAAGTTGTCCAGGATTACCAGTATAGTTAAAGTATTTACTACTTCTAGCATTAGCCGTATCTACATTACCAATAGGAGCATTAATATTATAAGGAATACCTAATCTACTTGCTACTTCAGATGATGGTATATGTCTAGGTCCATTATTTTGATTAGATCTACTATCTACATATGCTTGACCAATCTTATGCCAATCGCCATACTTTCTGTCTGTCATTAAAGATCTAGCTTGTTCTACTGTAGGTATAACTCCTTTGTTCTTACCTAAGTAAGTAGACATATCTCCATATTTACCACCATAGATATCTTTTACATCTTGATCTGTGATACCATTGACCCAGTTTAAGTAATCTTGTGTATAGTTATTTTTATCTGAATCCCAGTATTTAAAATCAGACATATTTTTATTATATCCATATGGTTTAATGCCTTTAGTGCCATCTGCATAAGCAGCAGTATTCTTCTTTATTTTTTTACTTTTCAAAGCTTCTTGCTAATCTAATAGTGCCTGATAAGCTATCTAATTATTTCTCTCATTTAGCATCTAACTATTTTCAGCATATATATTATTAGCTTTATTGTTGCTTTTCTTCATTAACTTCTTTCCCATTTCTGCAAATGTTTTATTTGTTCCTGGAACTTTAATCTTATCACTTAATACTTGAGTTCCAACAGGTACATTTAATAAATTAGAATCTGTAGGTTTACCTTCTTCTGGTATAGAACCTATAGTTCCGTCTGGTGTTCTCAACATTTCACCATCATCTAAGTAAGCTACGGTGGATGGTACTACGCCACCTTCAGATAAACTCAGTTCGTTGTATCCATTTTCTTGATAGTAATCAGCTGCTACCTATTCAGACATTTGTCTGGCTTGAATCCCGTTTTTAATTCTACCAGCTTTATTACGTATATAACTTTTACTATGACCAAATAGACCAGCTATTCCTGATGGTAATTCATACTCACCAGTCTGTTCATTAACAGAACCTCCAGAACCTATACTTGAAGTAATACCACCAATAGCTCCACCTATTACTGCTCCCCAAGGTCCACCAATAGAAGCGCCCATTGCAGCTCCAGATCCTATGCCACCTATTACACCAGCTGCTGTAGGTTTCTATCCACTAGTAGCGTTACCTATCATACTACCTATAGCTCCAACTCCTTGTGTAACTACATTTGCTTTATCTACTCCACTCATGTTTCCCCAATTTGAAATAGCATCAGCGCCGAAAGCATATCGAGGAACTCTTTTTAATTTCTTAGTTTTCATATTATAACATTGAATATCTATAAGTTGTTTTAACATATGGAAGTTTGAACTCTTTGTTATCATTACAATCAAATGTGTAATTACAAATTAAATACTTTCCTCTCATTCTTCCAGCATAAGACATATTAGTTTGCTATTGTAAATCAGGTTTATCTTGTTTTTCTCTACTTATTGCAAATCTATAATTATCTTCTCTAACTTCTATGTTGTTGTAATCTATAGGATCTGTCACTTGAGTTTTAGTTTCAAAATGTATATCTGTTATTAATGTAGGTTTTTCTTCATCTCCAATATCTTCAAATTCAGCAGAAAACCATTGATTATCGAATACTTTAGTATATGCTATATCTTTATTTACTACAAATCTTACATAAGATATACGTTCTTCCTTCTCTTTGCTATCATCTACGTAATACATATTGTGTAAATAGTAACAATTATTGTCTTTAATAGTAACTAATCTAGTAGAAAATGGGAAGAACCAGTTTGGATTATGAGTATAGAAAGATGTAAATACATTTAACTATTCATTAAATATTAAACATCTATCGTATATTCTAAACCATACTTCATTATATTTTTTATCATAGAATGATACTGGATTTTTTCTAGCCGAGTCTGGCAATCTATTTAAATATGTCTATACTTGTTTTACTTTAGATAATTCATTAAATCCATTACCCAATGAACATATTATATTTTTATCAAAATCGTGCCAGTATAAAGTTGTTTCTGAATTAGTAATACTTTTATCATTTATGATACTACTACCATTTTGTGTAACTAAATAATCATATCTAGTTAATACTCCTCCAGTACCTAATACTAGTTCTCCAGCATTATTGTCATTAATTAATGATCTATCATTGACAGAAGCTATACCAACAGAACTGTCCTAAAAGAAGTATAACCTATTCTTGAATACTTTTAAATTAGTAACAGGTCCATATGTACTATCTGTATCTAAATAATTAGCAAATTTAAATTTAGTCCAACTATCTGTCTATTCGTTAATAGACTTTACTTCAGAACACGTAATACGATTCATACTCTTTACGTTATCTTCAGCGTATATAGAACTTTGAATATAACCTTTAGCGGTATTAGTACTAGAATATGCTGAATTATATGTATACATAGGTTTTCCTTGAGTATAGTTTGTATTTAGTGCACCAGGTTCTGTTAAAAAATATACATTAGCCTCTCCAGTTTGAGCATTGCCTGTAGATACTGTAGTATCTTGAGAAAAATGTTCATCGTTTCTATAGTGCAAGTTTACACTAGATTCTAAAGGTATATAAGCTGCAACAAATCTTTTAAAACCATTTCTATCATCTGGATCGTTTCTAGTAAACAATAAAGTATGTGCATAATCTAATACACCTAAGTATGTATCACCGCCAAAACACATAGCTGTATCATATCTTTCCCAAGATGTTTTGACATAAGTATTAGTACTATAATAAGTGGAGTAACTTCTACTTATGAATGTATTGCCACCATACTAAGTAGCACTCTTTTTTATATTAACAAAAAGCACAGAGTTGTATCTAAACTTTCTCAACATTGGTGTTGTACGTATACCTGTAAAACCACCAGAATACACATCTGGAGCGCTAACGGCTAAACATACTCCATGAGGTCCAAGAGCTTCGTTAGATCCAATGCTATAATTGATAAACCCAAATCTATCTATATAGTTTACTATTTGTTTAGCATCAAAAGCTTCTTGATAAGGAGATATATTAGTAGGTTTAACGACATCCTTTATAGGAAAAGATTGACGCAAATTAGAATTATCTTTGTGTGCATAATTCTTACCAAACATCTAATAATACTTACACACTCCTCCGCTAAGTCTGCCATCATTTTGCTCAAATCCATCAAATACTCCAGATTCCAATTTAATAGCTGGTCGATCTCCATCATAATCAGACCCTTCTACTACGCCACCAAATGAATTTTCAGTTTGATTGCTATCATTGCGACCCATTACTTTAGTAAAAGGAATGCCTAATCTATGGTGTTTATATCCATTATCATTGCAATATGTAGCAGAATGAGCACAATACAATGGTACTATATTCATATTACTAGTAACAATAGAATCTGAATTTTCTTTATTAAAACATATATCAGCTGTTACTAAATCAAAGATACCGTTAACATCTATTGGGTTTATAGCCTAAGTATCTTGCTATACCATCTTATTATCATATATATGGTATATTCCTTGTGCAAACGGTGATACAGCAGTATCTGTATATGTTGGCATAATAGTAGGTCTTCTATCTATACTACCAATAGAATAATCAGCTCTATAATCTTCAGTGTTGTTTTTCCAACCGTTAAATCTAAGAGTTTTATTAAGTAATCCTTGTGTTACTATAGTTCTATCTGCTAATGTTCTATCACATCTTACTATTTCATAAGCTACTACATCTATAGGAAGATTTTGTACATAAAACATTATACCTAACGGGTGAGATACCAATTCATAGTTACCTGACCCATCTACTGTATCAGCAAAAGTAAAAGGTTCATATCCTTCAATATCACCAGATGGAAATCTGATATCTCCAATCCAATGTACTGGAGAAGGTATATTTTTCTAGTTGTAAAATACGATACCAAATCTATATACTTCGTCTCTCTAATATCCTAAGAAATTAGATACGTAAAATGGATCACTATAATTTCTTATTCTAGATGCATTATCGTTATTATAGATATATACAGTTTGACCATTCTCTGGACATTTTAATTTAATAGTACCATCTATTCTTTTAGATGCAGATAATTCCAAATTATATGCTAATAACTTATTACCTTCTTCATCTACAGAAGGAGTATTATCAGATTCTATTAAATCTGTAGTAATAAATCTATAACTTATATTTACTCCCTTACCACCTCTAACTGTTCTACTATCATCATAACCATAAGCGTACTCTTCATTTTCATTATTAGGATACACTATTTGGCTATTCATAGGATTTATGCAATCGTGTTCCTATGGTATAATAAAATCATTACCTTGACCTAATAACTAATCAAAAGTTAAAGTAAGTGAATTCTCTGTTATACTAGAATTTAGTTGTATTGTTCCATTTTTATTACATCTATACGCTCTTGCATCATATGCAACATCCCAAGTTAATTCCTACAAATTTGAAGCAAATAATCTATTGTTCATTTTAGCTATACTCTTAGCATTGAATTCAAATGGTACTAGATTATTAAATTCTTCAATAGATAATTCACTAATATAATTTTTACCTATATCATTATAAGTAAAAGTGATAACAGAATTATCAGACTTAGGTAAATCTAATTCATTTATAATATAAACTTTTGGAGTTTGACTTTTACTAGTATACTATATACCTATTATTCTAATTCTTTCAAATCTACCGTCATTGAACAATGTTGCGGATAATAAACACCCTTTATCTGTACTTTCATCAGCATTATTTCCATTAAAATTCTTAGATGAGTTAGCGTTACTAGAAGATACAGGTATCATAGAACTTAAGGAAGATGTAGTAGTTTCGCCTCCGTGTACATTAAATAATTGGTAACAATATTGTACCATACCTGCTGGTAAATTACCAGAAGTCCACTCGATAAATTTAAAAGGAGCGATAGTAGAACTCGGTAACAGATCAAAGTATGTACTATCTGTTATTGGGCTAGTCTTACTTGTATTATATTTCTTCTATATATTAATACATTTAATAGAAGTATTACCATCAGATATGTATACTTTACTAACATTATTAGATTCAAAGTTAGTAACAATAGATACATTATCTGTTACATTTAACTAAGCCGATACGATCAGTGTCCAAGTTGGGCTAATACTATCAAAATCAGTTACTATCCAGAGATTGTTGATTCTATTTTGTTCATATAGCTCCTTAGTAAATACAACCCCACACTCTTCGACTCTTTCTTTATCTACATTATACCATCTACTAACAGCAGTACCAAGTATATTTTCAGAGATTTCTAAACCTCCTAAATACTGTCTAATGTCTTCTATATTCTATAGAATTCCAGTAGTTCCAGCATTATCTGTTAATAATCTAACATTCTATGCCCATCTGTACTACTTATCGGATAACATAGTAATATCGCTATCTAAATTGAGACCTCCTTGAAAGGTATTTATCTAACTATTAATTTCCATTTGCACACTCTTTTAAATAGTCTTCATAGAATTTCCATTTATATCCATAGGCTGTTCTATTGAAACTGTTTTTATTATCTTTACAGCATCTATGTATAGTAGCCAAATCCGCATTTAATAATTTAGCAGCTTCATAAATTTTATTAAATGTTCTGATAAAATTCCCAGCTTTATCAAACTAAACAATTTTATGTCCTATTCTTCCACCAACTGGACAATATTCTTTATAACCCTCTATTTTAGAAAAAGAACATTCGTCAGAAAATCTCCACATACTTTTTCGCACAGCAGTTTTTTTCTTCATTAAGCAACATTGATATATATTATCAGGTTGTATATTTACATCTTTAGCTGCACTTTTTATATTAGTGTATTCTTTAATAAAGTTACCATCTAAATCAAAACGCTTGACTTTCCTACCATCTACTCTAACACAATTATAAGTACCTAATTCTCTTATATATTTACATTCTAAAAAAGATATAGTAGATTTATTATCTTCACATGTTTCTAATATTTCTATCTCAAACTTATCCACACCATATTTTCTAACATCGCTTAAAAGATTTTTATTAGCTCTACTATTATTATTTCCTGTAACACTTATCAAGTGTGCTGTAACTCTACTTCTAATGTCTGTACTGGACCCAATATATCTGTCATTAGTAAGTTTATTATGTATGCTATAAATACCACATGTGTATCTAGGTATGTTCTTTATAGCTTTATGATTAAAATCTAACGTAGTCATATCTATTCTAATTATATATATGTTCGGGATCAGATATTGTAGACATAAAAGTACGATCTGAATTTAACTCAGGTATTAAACGATTCCACGTTTTTTCAATCCCACTTAATTCGTCTTGGTTCGGCATTAATGATTCAGCATATGCTTGCTTTCTATAGAAGTTATAAGAGTTCTTAGCATCTATCCACAACTATCTATGTACATCCCCTCTTATATATTTAATATAAAGTATTTTCTATGCGCAGTACCAGAAACAAGCTTCAAAATAAGACTATACATCAGGTATCATAGGCATGCCATCCTCGTCAGTGTAGATAGCATGATATGAGATTTTTGCATATCCTTCTGGAACATTTGTAATGAGATATCCTGGTTTGACGTCATATTGTGGCGTATAACTGAAATTAGTACCATTAAAACTAGTGTGCTGTAATCTACCATTTTTGCTACAAACTGTATAATTATTAATTAATGTGCTAAGTGTCTATCTAGTATTAGTATCTTTATTAAGTATTTCTAATGCGTCTTTATCTTTAGTAAGATTATGAAGGTTCTTTACTAATGGTATTAATATATCATCGTGTATAATCATATTACAACAATCACAGTTATCTTTCTTATCATATACACTGAATGTACCAGTACTCTTTTTCATAGGTATCCAACCACCACAATCACATGTAGAGTAAGCCACACTATTTAATCTTTCTAGGTCACATGGTAACTTAGCCTAATAGCCATTGATAGGTATTACTTCTACTTTATGATCTAATTGATTAACAGAACCTATATTCATTAAACTCTCTCCTATCCATTGTTTGATGTCTGTAATAGGTATTTCAGTTTCATTTAAACCTAAGTCCGCAATTACTTTAGCAATCACGGCTTTACTACTTGTCATTTTGTAAATCATATTTCTTCGTAATCGTGAACTTTATTTTTAATTATGCTAGCCAAATTTCTCTTATTAGCTCTACTTAATTGTATCTAGTATTTACTTTTATTTTTAACTAGTAAATCCTATTTATCCCAATATAGCCTATACTTATATCCATTAGAGTGTTCGTTTAGTAAGTAAATTAACTTTCCATATTCTTTAGTAGCCTAATAATCAATTCTAAGACTTCTACTATCTAAATGTTTTGGTTGCTTTTTGATTATTTGTAAACTACCCATTCTATATGGTAATTTTACTCTTTTACTTTCTTCTATTATCTAATCTCTCAGATATTGAAAGTATTCTGTTATTATTTTTCGGTATGTAGTATAATCAATATCGTAAACAGTATCTGGTTCAATACTTTCTAAATAAGAATTATAAAACGATGGAATAGTATAGGAGGCAGTTTTAAATGCTGATTTATTCAATTCATTCATCGTCTTATACTTCTATTAACATTCTAATTCATTACATTCTAAGTATCATCTTTACTATCATTAGTAGTATCAGATACTTGCTATCTCATAGTTAAGAAATCCTTAGTAAAGATTAACTACTTAACTGTACCCCACATATAAGCTGGTAAAGGATATTCATCCTTATCTGGATCATAACACAGTTTGTCTTCAGTAGGATCTTCAGCAATTATTTCTACATCAATATATTCTAGTTGATTAGCATCACCTTCTACATATATTCTATTACCTTTAACATATGCAATATAATCTTTACAGGTATACTTTCTATATCTCTAGAATTTCATTTTAGTTTCAGAACCTAATTGAATAATATTGCCATAGGCATCTTTTACTGTTATTACTGAAGTAGTAAGTTTAGTACCAAGTAAAGTCGGTAATTCTTTATCTCCTTGGTATTCTGCATGACCTGGATCTTCTTCTATTTTATCCAAATGCATGCGTATAGTCTAATAGAAGATCTAGTCTAATTGCTCTCCCTTATCTAACTTCTGTTTTAATAGGTAAGCTCGATATGTTTTAATCCACAATTCTATCTAGTATCTACTGAGCTTTTCACTCTCAGTAATCTAGTTGTTTCTAGCTTCTAATAGAATATCATCAACTAATTCGTTAAGTGACATATTTATTAATTTTTAATTTTCCAATATAATCTGCCGCATCTTCTGCTATATTTTATAGCAGCTTGAATATTGGCTTGATTCAAATTTAATTCTCTAGCAGCACCTCGGATACTAATATACTCTGTTTCTTTACCAGCACTATCAATACTTATTATTTTCTTACATCTGCTATTAGTAGTTCTTTGTTTAAAAGCTCTTCTACTAACTAGATTATTATAGTTCATATTATATTGTTCTGTACACCATTCTAAGTTATTGATGTTATTATTTAATTTGTTTTCATCAATATGATTAACTTGTGGTAGATTATATTTATTTTCTATAAAAGTTTTAGCTACTAATCTGTGAACTGATATACTTTTAGTCTTTTTATTAATACAAATAGGAACTGTTAAATAACCACACATATTTTTTCTAGCTTTTAATACTTTACCTGGTCTCACATAACTAAATCCTTTACAATATGCATGCGCGTTTTGATAATCATTAACAATTATCAATCTATCTTTACTTCTTATTCTACCTAGATTGCTAGCTTGATAGTAATTTTCATATCCGGGTATATCTTTCCAAATCTCTTCCATATTTACTAACTTTATGCTAACTTATAATAAAGAGTGTATAAGAAGCCGTTAGCTAGCATTCATAGGTAGCTACTCCTATTTATCTTATACACTCAATTTATAAACGCAAAATAATAATATTTGTATTTATTACACCTAAAAGGAATACATTGATTCTTTTTTTTAATAGCTGTTCTTATAAGCACACATAATAAAAAAGGTAGACTTTTTAGTCTACCTTAAATATCTTTTATTTCATTGGAGCTGGTACATTAGGCATAGGTGGCATTGGTGGTTTTGGGAATCCTCCCATAAACATCTTCTTAGTATCTTCGATCATCTTCCTAATATCAGCAACATCGTTCTTTAAATCATTTATTTCTTTACTATTATCAATAGTGTTAGTTATTATAGGAGCTTCTACCTGTGCTTCTAGTTGATCTAAAATATCTTTACACTTCTCCATTTCTTCATCATACTTACTTGCAGCTTCTTTTTTAGCTTTGAACTCATTATAGTTCTATCTAACCATATTAGCTATTTCTTCTTTATTAGTAGCAACAGTAAGTCCTATAGAAGTATCATTAATAATCGAACGCTCAGCTGGTACTGATAATTTCTTAGACTCTCCATTACAGCTAATAAACACATCAACTAGTTTACGTCTGCTCTATCCTGGTATTGGAAACTAACCTTGAGGTAAAGCTTCATCATAAGGATTTGAAACCTAAGTAATAGAACCAAGACTATAAACAGTAGTCTTTTTAAATGTCCCTAGAACTTCTAATACGTGCACGTGATCTCCTATTTTTAATTGACTAAATAACATAATTGAATTGGTTTTAGTAGGGCTACCGTAAAAGGTAGCCCTAAGTTTTTATTAAGCAGCAGCTGGTGCTACAATATGATTTACAGTCTGAAATACTCCAGTACGTTTATCATAGTATATTAGATATTTATTACCAGTTGAAATTTCTTCTGTTGGCATCTAATCACCAGATCCATTTAGTAATGCTTTACCACTATTAGTATTTACACTAGTTGGATTAGATGATACCTAACTAGAACTAACAGAAGTAGCTACAGATACTAGTGATCCTTCTGTTGCACCAGTAGCAGTATGATTAATATTTAATAATATTAAACCTCTGCATGGCAATTGTCTCCATTGAAATGGACATATTCCATAAGTAACAGTATTGTTAGTAGTATCTACATTAGAGAATATAGTATCTAATGTAGGTATACCACCTTGGTCAATACGTCTTACACGATAAGGATTAAAGAAAGGATTAAACATGATTACCTCCTTTCTTATTAGCAACCACAACCGCAACCGTCGTTATATCCGTATCCGTAACCAGTGAATCCACCGTTACATCCGAATGGGTTACAAGTTAAGTAAGCAGGTACTGGACAAGGACGCAACTGATTAACTAAGTTTTGAGTCTATTGTTGAGTAAGAGCAGATAATTGGTATCCTTGTTTTTCATCTCGCAATGTGTCAATCTTATTCTGCATTTCACGCATTTCCAGCTGACAGAATTTATCATTGATCATCTGAGTCTGTGCATCTATCTTAGCGCCAATTACATTAAATTTGTTAGCATTATCTGTTAGTAAGTTATTGAATCCACTAGTAATTGCATTCTGCAAAGTATTAGTTTGCTGACAGATAGACAGTTTATTATCAGCACTCATTTGAGTCAAGTTCAAATTAACAGAGTCAATTGAACGTTGAGTCTGGCAGCAGCAGTTAGCCAATTGAGAAGCCAAGTTAGCATTACCAGAAGTAATAGCATTAATTACTTCACAGCTAGCCAATTTAGTATCACAAGCAATCTGACTTACGCTAGTATTAATAGTATTCAAAGCTGTCTGTACAGCATTAATATCACAATTTAAAGTATTAGACAAAGAACTGATAGCATCTTCGTTTTCCATCTTAGAGACTGCTTTTAGTGCACATTCTTCATTGAAGTGTGGACCATACATAGCCTCATGACGCTCTATTTTCAGTCTTTCTCTCATTGCATTAATTGATTTAATTATTCGACTTATAAAGTTCATTTTGATAAATCTATTATTCTAGTATTTTCTACATTGATTAACTTGTTACTGTTATCAATTTGGTACTTATAAATAGTTCGTTTTTTAAAATCAAAGTGAAGGAGTCGCTAAAACCAATTACGATAATTACGCTTATATTCTTTTTTAGTATGAATAAATAGTGATTGTGTATTGCGAATGTCGATACTATGTGTTAGGAGCGTATCTCTTTTATTTATTACGATTGATGTCAAATTGTTTGGTTTGATTTCCACTTTAAAGTCAGTTGATCTAACTACTACTGTAGTATCATGTACTACTTTCTACCCCTATATCTGTACCTATTTCAACTCCTTCTCTTTGATTTTCAATTTCTTTACTGTAGCTTGTACTTCTTGTATCAAGCTATCTTTGGTTTCTTTAAATTCATCTAGAGTAAGCTATAGAACTCTATTATCATTCTTCTACTATGTTGCTAGCTATTCATAGTAAAGATAGTTATTAGTTACTCTATCTAGTTCTTTATTCTTCTTATCTAGCTAGTTATTCTAATAAAAACAAATGGCAGCGAGAATCGTAATGATAATCACTGCCATTGCTTTGTAATTTCTTTTAAACCAACCGATAATGTTACTTGTTAATCTTTTTGCTAGACTTATCAGTATTGGTATCATTTGTAATAGTATTTTGTTCTTCTAAGATGTCTGTTATATCTACATCTAAATATTTTTCTGCTTTCGACTTTATAATCTTTGTGAAGAGTCTTGTAACTAATGAATTAGGTTTTAATGCTTTCCTAGATTCTAATAATGATATTATTTCTGCAAAACATACTGCTCCTGCTGCAACTTTAGCTAACACCAGATCGGCATATGTCATAAATATAAACTTATCTAATAAAGTAAATCCAGCTATCATTATAGCTGCAAATCCTAGTTTCTCAATAGTAGACCAAAACTTGCCAGATTCAAAATAATTCTTGTGAGTTACTTGTCTACATACTTTATACCCATAGATTAAGTCTAATATTATGAATAGAAACGATACACCTATTAATGGTGCAGCTGGTGCTAGTATAGTTGCCATACCTGTTAACCAACCTACTATAGATTGATATCCATTAGCAAATATACGTCTTGCAAGATTCATTATATATAAACTTCTACTCAACACAACTTAAAATAATTTTATCTGAAATAAAAATGCTAGTCAATATTTATTACTGCTAGCATATGTTAAAGTCTCTGCGATTATATAACTATAACGTACTCATTATGCGTATGTTCTATTTCCTTTACGTATATCCAGGTAATCCAATAGCTCTTTATGTTTGATAGTTTTAGTAAGTAAAGAATAACAGTTAGCGTGTTTAAACCATCCTATATAGCTAGCCATTTTTCTTCTATAATATTTATAGTTAGTACTTCTTTTATTCAGTTTGGCATTCTTCTTACAGTATTTTTTCTTTAATACTTTTCTAACTAAAGTAAAGTTGTGATATATTTTATATCCTACAAAATCTATACTTCTACTTTCTACTGGGAATACCTAATAGTTATTCTTTAACTACAGTTTTAAATTATCTTTTAGATACTACTTTATATCTCTAAGTAATGTCTGCAAAGACTCTTTATCTTTATAAAGTATTACTATATCATCTGCATATCTATAATAATACTTTATGTTTTTATCTTCTTTAACCCAGTGATCAAAGTAAGATAGATATAGATTAGCAAAGAACTAAGATAAGTAATTACCAATAGGTACTCCATATGATGAATCTATTATCTCATCTAGTAACTATAATAGTTCCCTATCTGATACTTTTATTCTAATTATCTATTTTAATATATCATGATCTACTGAAGGATAAAACTTTCTAATATCTATTTTAAGACAGTATTTAGTATTCTCTCTATCTTTTAGATCATGCTATATCTACTTAAGAACTTTGTGAATTCCTCTTTTCTTAATACAACTGTAAGTCTAAGGTATCATCTAATTAATCCACAAAGGTTCCATTATGTTCATAATAGCGTGATGTACTATACGATCTGGAAAGTAAGGTAGTTTAAATATTATTCTTTCTTTAGGTTCATATAATTTAAAAGTAAAATATTCAGAAGTTTTATAAGTATGATTGATTAACATATCCTGTATCTACTTACAAAATCCTTCTATGTCTGCATCTACTTTCTTTACATCGTTTCTATGAGTTTTATTCTTTCTAGCATTATGATGAGCTAGCTTTATATTATCTAAATCTGTTATCTTCTAATATAAATTCTTAAATTTCTTCATAGTCTAAAATTACAAAGAGCTTTCGATATTTCACTACTAACCCTTAATAAATTATTTATATTTTTTACCAAGTGGTAAGGTCCTTCTCAGTAGTTGGCTATTATATGATAGACTGAAAAATATTATGATACGCAATTTCATTGAACTGATATTAGCATTGGAATTACTAACCTCATTATTGGAATTAAGATTGAATAGACCTGCTTTGCTGCTATTGTCAGAGTTACTACTTTTTTACTTAAAACTAATAATGCATACTCGTTCTAATTCTAGAGAAGCAACCTGTGGGTATTACTTAACTATACCGTATTGCATAATTAAGTCATTACTCCGCCCACGGGAGATATGTTAATCGAGAACCGATATCAGCACCGGAATAACCAAGACCGCCACCGGAACCAAGATAGAACAGACCCGCCCCGCCGCCAGAGTCAGAGTTACCACCGATTAACAAACAATGTGATGAACCATCCGTATTGTCCCAATTATAGTCACACCAGTATGTTGTTTCTGAACCATTGTTGCAAGATAAAACGAAAAAGTCACACGTAGACGTAGTTACTATTTTTGTTTTGTATCCAGTAACTACAGCATTTGCTGCTATATTTTTATAGTACGGATTATCATTCGAGATAGAATCACCGAAATGATCTGGAGAATCGCACTTATACCAAAATCTAGCGCCGTAACCAGAAATATATACACTAATAACATCGTCAGTGTGTTTCCACACATGCCCAAATGGATTCTCTATTCCTCTATATCTATTACACTTTCTTGTAGTAGTTGTAGTATTAGAGCCAGATGAATCTGTCTATTGTATAGTTACTGTAACTTCACCAGAACCACTACCTAAACTATCAGAACTTCCAGTAGGAATAAACGACCAAGTTTGATTTCCGTTAATAGTAGCTGTTCCCGTAGTACAACCAGAACCTAATCCACCTTGTCTAAATCCTTCAACTGTTAATGCGGTATTAACTGCTTTTTGGCTATTTCTAGTAGCATATTCTATTAAGAATAAATGACATATGGCTCTATGTTCATTATATGTATATATATTCCACGAATTTCCTAAACCATTAGCTCTCGCTTTTGGTCTTACAGCAGATCTTGTGAAATTAACACTGGGTATTTTATTTTTAGAAGATCTATAATAATTCCCATCAATATAACCTTCATAAGCAGACACATAAGCTTCTTTATGATGATACCATCCTGGTTTAGCATGTGGACATATTTTTAAATTATGTGTTTCAGTAGATTCTATATAATCATCTATCCACCAAAATTCAGGTATTTTAATCATTACATTTATGTTATTGTCTTCTAGTAAAGTATCTACATCTCTCCATCCTCCAGCAGAATAATTTTCACATTTAGTCCAACTATCATTTAGCTTTAACATCCTATATAAAGGATTTCCGTTTTTAAAATAAAGATATCCTTTCATCATACTCTATATAGGCAGTGTTCTATGCATATCCATATTACCAATACGAATACAATCTGGATTAGATGATGTTTCTGACCAAGATACACCATACCAGTCTGGAGCATCTAATGTAACAATTTCTCCTAACACAAAATTATCTGGTTTAGTAGTAACAAAACTACTAGTTAATACATCGTTAGCTAATTGTTTATTCTTACAAGTAATAGAAATAGGCGATCTAAATGTTCCAGCAAAACCTAACCAAATTTCTACATTTGTAGAAGTGACTACATATCCAGCTATTACTGCATCTCCACTAAGCTACGTATTACTTTGCTACTTAACTAATTTAACAGATTCTTTATATCTAGTACCAGCTACTAGTGTAGAATAATTATATTGATTATTACCAAAATTTCCACCTCCTACTATTTCAAAAATAACATATTTAGCAGAAGTAGTATTTTGTGATACTAGTGGTAAAGTAGCTAATTTCAGCCAATCTGTGTTATTAGCACCCATTCCATAAAACTTAGTATAATGAATACCTGTTTTATCACCTTCAGACACATTGTAACCATCTATCATATCTGCATTCAGATTAGTACATAGAGTAGTAGATTCTACTTGTATAGGTGCTGTACCAGTAGCTACAGTAGATATCAATTTACTACCACTAATAGTGGAACTGTTTGTTAAAGCTCCTGTCATAGTATCACCAGCTTTCTTTACATAGGTAGTAGTAGGATCTACACCTAATGCACTAGTTACATTTGCTTTAGTTAAACTAATAGTACCATCAGTATTAGTAATATTACTACCAGTCTTAACTCCACCTAATACACTACTAGATGCTTTAGGTAATGTATAATTATTAGCATTATCATCTATACCAGATAATTTAGTTTTTTCTTCGGTTGTATAATCTTCAGTGGATAATTGTTTACCAATTACTTTGTCTACTTTAGTTTTAGAAATAAGTTCTACGTCTGAGGATAAAGTAGATTCTACACCAGTAGCTCTTTCTATTTCATTTGCTATAGCTGTAGCATTAGCAGACTCAGCACCTTTAGCTCTAGTTACTTCACTAGCTAAATCACTAGTTAGTTTCTATTCTGCATTTTCTGCTCTAGTCTATTCAGCTGTTACAGTAGTATCTGTATATGATTTAGCTTGTTTAATAGCATTAGCTATAGAACCAGTAGTAGATTCATTACCATTAATAATGGTAAGTTTATCTTCATTTACTTTTACTCTATTAGTAAGTGAAGATACATTGTTATTAATAGTAGTATCAGCTTGAGTTCTATCAAGTATCTCTTGAGCTAAGTTATCAGCTACTTCTTGAATACTACCTTCAATAGCTGTAGTATCAAATGAACCTGATAAAGCATCCCAACCATCTTCAGTCCATACTACATTAGTACCAGCATCATAATGTTTACCACCTAAGTTAAATGCATTAGTAATATTATATACATCACCAACTACATTATTATCTTTAGGTAGAGCTTCAAATGTACTAGATCCTTTTACTTTATAAGCACCAGATAATTTAGCATCTACTTGTGCCTTAGTATAAGTATCAGACTTATCTGCTTTTAACGCTAATGCTGCATTAGTTGCAGCAGTATGATCTGTAATCTTATTATCAAGTTCTTCTTCTTTAGCCTTAGCTCTATTAGTTTCTACTAAGATAGCTGCATTTCTATCACTAACTTCTGTAGCAATAGCTTCTTTTCTATCTTGTACTTCTTTGTTTATAGCATTAGTATGTTGAGTATCTACTTGAGTAGATCTATTAATTTCATTCTGTAAATTAGTACTAATAGTCTATTCAGCAGATTGAGCTCTATTCTTCTCAGTAGCTATATCGTTGCCTAATTTGGTTTCAGCAGCACGAGCAGTAGCAGCTTCTTTATCTATATTACTTTGTAAAGTAGCTAAAGACTATTCTAATGAATCTGAATCAATAGCAATACTAATCACATTATCTTCACTAATACTAACGTCTTTACCTGGTTTTAACTTATTAATTAAGTCATTATAATCACCAGATGTAGCTACTGGTTTAAAATCTGGTTTGTTAGTAATATTATCCCATTGTACAGCTAGATCACCAGATGCACTAATAACATTAGTTTCTTGATCAATTTCAATGTTTAAACCTGCAATGAGTTTCTTCTAATACTTTGCACGTATATCAGCAAAGGTATCAATCATCTCAGTATGAAGTTCCTATAACTGATGCTGCTTAACAAAGTCTAAGAAGTCTTTAGATGTAATAATACCAGCAGAACTTGTAGAAGCTACTGGTATTGAAACAGTTTTATTACTTCCATCATACTTAAACATTACCATAGTAATGTCATTAGGATTTGAAGTATTAAACTGTATATCTTTTATTACGTCTTTTACCTCTTCATCATCTACTTTACTATCTACATCACTAATGTTTGCTTTATCATTAAGCAATTTGTTTACCTATGTTTTAGTATAGTAGTTGCTAAGATCAGGTATACCACCAGAGGCAGCCAGCCTTACCCATTCGGTTCCATTGAAATATTTAATGCTACCACCATAAGGATTATCAGATAGGTCAACCCAATAGTCTATTTCTTCTGGATTAGGTTGAACAGATGTTGCAAAAAATATTATTCTATTTTGTACCATATGTATACTTATTTATTAAGCTGCTGGAGTTTCTAGTGCAGCAACTCTTGTGGTTAAAGCATCAATTAAATCTTTTAAAGCTTTGCCTTGAGCAGCAGCTAAAGCTTCTGTAGTACTAGTACTTGTTAAAGTGTTATTTATAGTCACTTTAGTATCTGCTGTAGGAGGTGTATATCCTAATGCACTAGTCACATTAGCTTTACTAAGACTAATTGTACCATTACTATAAGAAATATTTGCTCCTACCTTTACTCCACCAATAATTTCAGCTGTAGCTGTTGGTAAAACATATTTATTTGCTTGTGCAGCAATACCATCCAGTTTAGTTTTATATGTATCAGTAAAGTCATTACTAGATAGTTCTTTTCCTTCCACCTTATCTACTTTACCTGATTCAAGTGCAGCAATTCTAGCACTCTGATCATTATCTGTATCATCGTTTAAAGGTAACCATTTACTACCTCCGGCGTAATACTTAATTACATTACCTTTTGGATCTGCTGATAAATCAACCCAATACTCGAATTCTTTAGGATTTGGAGCTATATAGCTTCTTGTTATTCTTGTCATATACGTATATTTTAATTATTAATTCTAATGTAATGCAAATTGCACTAAATTTTTACATCCATTTGGATCACAATATTGTATTACTGGTCTAGCCACTCTTACTGCACCAGTATTATTAGCATCAAATACTATACTAATATTATCTGTATTTACTATAGGATGTATCCAATCTTGACCACCAACAAAAGATAATCTACCTAATGTTCTATTAATAGGTATACTAATTACCTCACCTTCTTTAGCTATACGATGTGGGGTCATATTATATGCATTAGCTAGTTCTGGTATAATACTAATAGCAGAACTATCCTAATACATAATACTGTAAAATATAGTTTCTTTATCCATATTGTTATAACGCATTTTAAGGCGTTTTAAGCCATTTTCTTTATTAAATGAACAACTCATCCATTAAACTCTAAAAGCTTCTTAGAAGAGTCTTTTGGCTGGTATACGTCGATGTGTGACCATCCATTGGTATTAGCTTCTAATCTAATAGGGTATTCAAATAATTCAGCATTCTATCTTACTATATTATTCACTGTATTACTATCTAAATCCTTTACATTAAAATCTATTGCTTTACCTAAACAGTGTGCGGATAAGTAAATGCTACTTTTATTCTTTACTAACTAACACATATTACAACGTAATCCTCTCTATGAGAATTGTCCACCTGATTTCCAAGTATTAATAGTAATAGGTTTATTGAATATCTTAGTACGTAGTATATACAAAGTACTAAGTAATTCAGTACTTATAAACTACCATGAAGATTCACCAAACTTGGAGTAGCAATGCGGACATACTAATTCCTAAACTTTGAAATATTTGCTTACTTCTTTTATTAATTCATTTCTATCCATGTGATTTTATGTATAAATTAAATAAGAGTTTTCGACATTAAGCTACTAGCCCTATTAATGAATTTATGTTTTTTACCTAGAGGTAAGGTCTCTCTCCTAAGGTAGCTATTATATGATAAAATACGTTAATTGTTAATAGTAATTTATTTACTCGATATCAGCATTGGAATTACTAAGACTGTTGTTAGACTTCAAATAGAACTAACCTGCATTAGAACTATTACTCAAGTTACTGCTTTTTATTCACGGAGAGACAACCTATAATTTAATTATGGCAGATATACTAAACGACACCCGAAAACAGCAGAGGAATTACCAAGACTGCTGCTAGACCACAAACAGAACCAACCCGCAGCAGAACCACGACCCAAGCTACCGCCTATAAAAACAGTTCTATTAGCTGTACTATTAGATGGATAAGTATAGTCAGTAAAGTAACTACTAGATTGATTGTGAGTTCTAGTCCCTGGTGCTACAAATAATTCAAATTGTGGAGTATATTGCAAATCTTTATACCAATTATTAACAGTTACTGTACTACATTTAAATTCATAATTACTTAATGTATCACTAAATTTAGTACGATCTTCTGTATAGTATACATCATTAACACCTGTTTCTGCATTATAATGAACGATTACATCAATAGTATTTTTAAATACATGACCAAATGGATTTTCAATGCCACGGTATCTATTTGCTTTTCTAGTAACAGTGCTAGTAACAGTTCCTTCTGCATCAGTATTACTAAACTGTTGAGTTATTTGACCAGATCCATTACCTAGACTATCTGTACAACCACAAGTAAATACAGAGTAAACAGAAGCACCATTGACACTAATAGCTACATCTGTAGCTCCAGTACCAAGACCACCTTGTTTGTAACCTTCAGCTGTTAATTGATCGTTAACATTTAATTGTCCATTCATATTAGCATACTCTACTATATATAGTAAAGCAATAGCTTTATGTATTTTATAAGTATATATGTTCCAGTGGTCATTGCCGTTAGCTCTTGCATATAACTAAGATGTAGATCTATTAATAGATACTGTTGGCTTAACTGTACCATTGTTAATAGACTTTAATACTTTATTATCATTATATGCTTCATATGCAGAACAATATGCTTTAGGAAAATGTTCAGCTCCTTCTACTTCATGTTGATACAGTCTTAATTCAATATTATCATCAGTAGCTATAGTTAAAGCCCAAAATTCAGGTATTTCTACCATAGTATTAAGAGTATAATCTCTGTCTGTACCATCTTCATACTTAGTCCAATCTGTTGGATTTAAATATTTTACTGTTCCATCAGAAGACACAGTACAACCTTTCATCTTAGACTATATAGGTAGATTCTTATGATAGTCTGCAATACCAGTTCTAGTCCTAGCAGAACTTACCTATTCATAAGTAAAAGATATCCCATAATAATCTAGATCATCTTTATTCTTATTATAAGTAGCAGCATCATATTCTCTTTCATCTACGATTACTCCTCTATCATCAACATCATATTCTAATACTTTATTGCCTAATATATGGTGCATTGTTATTATTTTCATTTCTTTCTCTATTTCTATACATATTATCTACTAATAAATCAGCTATAACGTTTATACCTAACTATTTGCTATCGCTGATTAATTGTTCCTACATTACTACTAGGAGCATCTAATAGATGCCCTCTAGTAGTTCTCTGTCACTCAACTGTTTGATCTGATTGTGTAATTGACTATTCATTTTTAATATTACTTAAAGCATCTATAAAGAAAGGAGTACCATATTGATTAGCATACTTAGTAATTAAATCTACTTCTAATTCACTATAGTCTTCTTCTCCAGTAGAATTATATATTTTTAATGCTAACGAGTGACCTGCTATTCCAGCTGATGTTTTGTATAAACCTTCAGCTAAATCTTTAGCTACATCAATATACTGTTCAATAGTTTTATTTATATCAACGTATACTTTGAGTTGTTTAAAATTTATTTTCATAGTTTCTTTATTTAATTTTTTATTAACTAACGTAATATTCCTACCAAGTGTTATAAGCAACACGTATAAATATTCTAGCATTATCATCATATGTAGTAGAACTAGTACCAGCTGATTGATATACACCAGTAGATGATATCCATGCACATGAATCTCGTCTAATAGTATATGTATATCCATTAGATACACTCATAAATACCATTGTTCCTACTTTGCCTTGGTTTAAGGCCATAGTATACCCAGATGAAGTTACATTACATACACATGAAAATGTTACACCATTAATTAATGCTGAAATATTCATAACTGGTAAGTTCCAACCATAGAAAGCACCATTGTCTACAAAGATTGCGGCATCATTATCTGATGCCGCAGATATGTACAACGGCACAGTAACAGTATTTCTACCAGAAATATAGTAACCATCTATGGCTATAGCTGCTAATGCACTAATATTTCTATAGCTACTATTATATACAGATACTACTTTTGAACCAAATGTTGCACGAATTAAGTCATTAGAACTAGTAGCAGATAATATAGAGAAACCAGAACCTGTAATATTAGTAGTAGTAGTAATAGAATATGCCTAACTTGGAGTACCTAAACTGCTAGTAATAGAACTGCTCATCTTTAATGTACCACTATTAATAGTGAGATTTGTAGTAGTACAGTTAGTAAACGTACCGCTAGTAAACGTACCAGAAGTTGCGTTCACAGTACCAGTAAACGTACCAGAAGTTGCAGTAATATTTCCTTTTATAGTTGCAGATTCTGCTCTAAATTCACCAGTACTGCTATTCATATATAGTTTAGCTGCACTAGATGAACTACCTCCATCACCTGACCAAAATACATTATTAGAGAAATGAAATGCACCTAATACAGCATTATCTGCTAACAATGTATTAATTGCCATGGCACTAACACTAGACACTAATTCCCAATATGCTGAACTAGAACTAGGAGTTTGACCGTATACTCCGCCAGAATTAACATACTTAACTAGATATACGCCACCTTTGTAAATTACCTAATCTCTAACATAAGCATTACTAGGATTTTCATAGTTAGTTAAACCTATTGATGATGCTGTAGCATAGTAATATCTAGTAGATGAATTCCAAACTCCTCTAAATCTAATATCTGTATATTGAGTGTTAGCAGCTGACCCATCTTGTCCATTCTAACCATCAACTACAACGGTAACGGTTGCAGATGCTGCCACAGGATTATCGTTATAAAGTGGATACTCAGATGGATTAAATGCTACAGTGTAATAATTATATTTAGCAGAACTGGCTATATTGAATGTAATACTAGATACTCCAGACCATCCACCGCCTATTTCTGTACCACTAGATGAACTAGTTGGTGCACTACTATTACTACCATATATTTCCCAATAACCAGATACAGCTGTTAATTTTCCAGTACCTGTTTTCTTGTATGCTCTAAATGTCATACTACTAGGTTCATAAGATGCAGTTCTAGTCAAACGTATTGTAGCTGCTCCTGGAGATATTACATAAGTAGTAGCATCAGTACCAGGTGTTCCTGGGTCTCCCTTATCACCCTGATCTCCTTTATCTCCATCTTGTCCATCTTGACCGTCTTTACCCCACTTAGTCCAAATAAATCCATCTTTCCAATCTCCCCATTTACCATTTTCTTTCTTACGTGTCCAACATACTTGATATGGTATGCTTTCTGTTACGCTTACTCCATTATCGGTATAAGTGAAAGTAGCACCTTTACAAGTCTTAGTAGGTATATAATCATCTTGCTAATAATCACCATTTAAATATTGTGATCCATAAGTAGGAGAAGCTGGATAATATTGCTCATTTCTACTACATAGAGCTGCTTGATCATAACTAGAGAACCTAGCGAATATGTATTCGTATCCATCCCCATCTTTACCTTTATCTGCAAATACAGACCATAAGCCTGGTTGTGAATAATCTCCCCATTTCTAAGTACTCTTATCTTTATATCTTTGAGTTACATATTCATATCTATGTGAATCGTCTACTCCCTATGGATTATCAAACCACTGTGTACCATCTGGTCCAGTACCTGTCCAGTCTGTAGTTTGATTAGAATTTGGTTTTTGAGGATAATTGTCTTTATCATTATTACGTGCGTATAAGAATTCTATACTATTACCGTCTTCACCATCTTTACCATCGGCTCCGGTAAGTCTTATTAACCCAGTCCAAGCAGTTAATGAACCATCTGCGTTTTTAAATCTATGAATTTGCCATACATATTGACCTTCTGGTGGAACCATTTCAGAATCTTCAGACCATCCAGACGCAGCTTGATCAGTAGGTATACTTGGAGTAGTAGCTGATATTTTATATCTATATTGATAATTACCGCCACTTAAACCAGTCTCACCCCATTTAGCCCATATAGCTGGTTTTTGAAACGCTGACCATACGCCATCTGTTTTTTTACGTACACTTACCCATTCAAACATCAAGTTTTCTCTGACTCCTTGGGGATCATCAGTCCAATACATTCCTCCAGGAGAAGTAGTAGTTTGTGCTACACCGTTAATAAACGCCTGAGGACGCGCTTCATCATCTGTATTATTAGCAGCTACAGGAGTATCAGGTGCAATGTTTTCAGCTTGAGTACGATAGTAGATATATTCATAACCGTCTCCGTCCATACCTTTCTCTCCCCATTTAGACCACAATGTTGGACCTTGCCAATTACCCCAATTACCAGTACCTGCTTTAGCCGCTGGTTTAGTACGTTGAGCTACCCATTCGTATTGCCAAGTTTCACTAACACCTTGTGGGTTATCATACCAACCATTGTTTGGTTCTGTATAATCATCTCTATTACTATTAGCTGGTAAAGTAGGTGCAGAATTATTTTGTGTAATCTTATATACAAACTCTATATCATTACCATCGTTACCATCTTTACCATCAGCTCCTGTTAAACGGAAAGGTTCTGACCAACCAGAAGTAGACTTATCTGAATAAACAGTTTGTATAGACTGCCATACCCAAATACCTTTTTCTGGATCTCCTTGCGGTGGGTCCATAGTCCAAGTGTATTTATTGTTTAGGTCTTTAGGTGGAACAGTATCACCTATAGGAGTAGGTGGTGGTACGCTTGATTCAGTATATGCAAATCTAGTATACTCACCATCTTTACCAGCTACTGAAGCACCACGGAATCTATTAGGATCACCCCATTCTACATTAGGGTCATCTACTTCAATAGAACTCTTAGTAGACATCCATATTGCAGATGCTGTATAATTTCTATGCCAACCGTTAGTAGTACCATCACCAGTAGGTCTATCAGGTATAGCATCATTATCGTTATATGTAGTCCATAATGAATTAGGTTGTAAATGGAACTATAATACTACTGTCTTTTTAAATGTAGCATTACCTTCACAGTTAATTAACAAGTCTATATGAGGACTATTAGTAACAGATAAAATATCTGTAATTGTGAATATACCGTTAGCCATCGTACACTTAAGACCTGTTGCTTCCCAAGTTAAGAAGTAAGATCCTTCAGCATATACATCTGAATATGATAATTCTGTAGTACCTTTAAAAGCTTGTACTCCAAATGTTAAATTATCTAGCTAGCTATACTTATCTAATATGTTTAATTCATTATCCACAATAACAGATAGGTTGTCTTTAGTAAGATTTACTGAGTAAGCATCCTATCCTTTGAGACTATCTTCTTGTTCTGGAGTAAACTAAATCATAGCACCTGTCATGTAGACATTAGTTAAGTAAGCACCGTCTCCATGTAGTACTCCATCATCTGGAGCTCCAGGAATAGTCAACCCTTCTATTTTACCAAATTGTGATGCTATATTAGTCCAATCTATTGCCCAAGTACTAACATCTTTTAAGAATCTTTTATAATCTCTAGTAGAATACGCACTAGATTGTCTTGTCTCATCTAAGAAATTACCATATACTGCAAATTTCATATTAGCAGTAGGATGTTGAGTAGTATTAGGCTTTAGTGAATATCTAAATTGTTTACCCCTTTCATCTAGAATTTCAATAGGGGTAAAGTAAGCAGTACTAAATCCCTGCATTTTTTCAAACCCACATTCATCTGTACCTGGAGTAGTTTCATTTACTCCACTAATATTATGCCATATACCTCTACATATATCATTAACATGTAACCCACTATATTCGCCTTCTTCTAGTTTAAGAGTAGCTATCTAGTTTTTAGTATCTACTGATTCAATAGTACCAAAAGCGATAGAATTCCACAGTTCGCCGCTTACTACATCTACTCGATTAAAACGCAATTCTGGTACAGATAAGAATTCTCTAAGAGTTAAGCTTCCGGCTTCTATATTACCGTGTTCATCAATTATAGCTCCATCTCCAAGTAGTCCTGATATATAATTACCAATAGTAATTCCTTTTTTAGCATATATCATACTATCAGCTATTACACTATTCTTAAATGTAATAACACCCAATGCTGTATCATCGTATAGTTTACTTAAGAATAACTTACCGCCTTCTGATGCTATTAATGCTTTAACTACAGCAGTGTCGATAATACCACCTTCGCCACTAATATAATCTGCCAATACAGCTGGAGATACATTATGCCACGTACCATCACTACTGTACTATATTAAGTCTCCTTCTGTAATATAAGTAATGGTAACATCTTTTAGAGTAGATAGGTGATTAATTCTTTCTACTAATGTATCAAGTTCGCCAACATTATTGTTCAATGTGGTTACATCACCCTATAAGCTTCGTACTAAACTAGTTAATTCCCTAAGGTCATCTGTTGTTGCATACTATGCCATTATTTCAATAGTTTATCTATTAGTACTAATAATTTGTGTTTCTCTTCTTCTAATATACTAAACGTATCTCCTTGTTTTAGTATATCTTCTACGTAATTTGAACACACTAAATTTAATATTTGAATACGATCAAATGTTATATTATACTTAGTCATATTGTTCAAATGTTTACCTATTTTATAATTATTTTCTATCATAACTAACAACAACCATTATAACAAGACCTGCAAGTTTTACATGGTCTATGACAATTAAATACTCTATTATACTTACAACATATGTGTTCGTTAGGTATATCTAATAAACGACATATATCTACATAATACTGTATAGCGTCTTCAGTAAGATTATTAGCTCTAGCGTAGTCTAACAATTGTGACTTAAACTACAACATTAATATTTTTTCTTTTTGATGTTTATCTAAACAAGTATAACAAAAACTAACCAATGTGTTCACTTTTTGATAGTATAGATTCTTTTCGTCATATGCTATAGCGTGAGCAGTTTCACTTCCTACTACTGTTACTATAAACGAGGTAGCGTCATATTCTTCTATGTTGATATTTATATTATTACTGTCTGTTTGAGGTCTATCAATAACTATTTCGTGATCTTCATCACTATCAGAATGATAAGTTCTTGACAGTACACTATCTAAATATACTTTAGTAACTCCAGCTACCGAATCTAATTTAATAGTTAGAAGGTTATTTTCTATCTTTGCATTAATTATTTTCATATTTATAAAAATTAAAAAGGCGAAGCCGAGGATAAAACCTCAACCTCGCCTGGTTTTAAATAAAGAAACCGTGTATTATTAAGCAGCACTAGTATCAACACCAGTGATAAATGCTTTAAGATTCTTAACAAACTGAGAAGCACTCAAGTCAGCAGATTCTTCAACATACAATTCAGTAGTTAACGGCGTAGTTTTAATGTATTGATTGTCAGGTGACAAGTACAAGTTGTCATTCTCAATAGTAATGTAATTGTAGGATGCGCCTTCAGTAACATTACGTTTAGGTTCAATGATAGGATATGCATCTGTGAATACATGACCCTTATAACCCAACATACGTACTTCCATATCACGTACTTGTTTCCAGTAACCTTTACCAGGTTTACCAGCAGTCTTAGTAATAGTTGCACCAGGGACTGCTTCAGGAACATTAGACAACAATGCACCAGGAATAGTAACATACAGAGAAGCTTCCATAGAAACTACAGAATACTCATTCAAAGAGTAAACTCCTTCATTATCATCTTTAGGAAGAGCTGTAAGTGTCAATTTATGACTTGCAAATGTAGCATTTACTCTACGATTTGCATGTTTGTTAATCTTCTTCAACAATGCGTTACCCAAATCATTAGCAGTTTCAGTTGTAGCAATTGCTTCATAGGTATGAGTGAATTGTCCCGGAGCTTCATACATGTCTTTGTAAACAATACGCAAAACATATCTGTGACCGATAACAACAGTAGCACTAGTTAAATCAATTTCAATTTTCTCTTGAACTGGTGCAACATAATCACCAATTACGTAAGAAGGTTTAGAAGCTTTCTGAATTGCGTTAGAATACTCTACAGAACGTTTAGTAGCACTAGTACCATTAGGTAAAGCGATAGTCATATTATCACCAACTACACCAATATATACTGTAGATGCTTTTACTGCACCAGCTTCATCTTTAATCAAGCTCTTATTCTCATCGAACAGAGCTACAGCACCCTGAGTAAGATTATCTACTGTAGCATAAGATGCTGGACATGTTTTACCGATAAGTACGGTATCTGTTCTAGTAATCATATATAATTTTTTTATTTTTTATAGTTAATTACAGCCTAACAATATTGTTTAAATTCTTCTAAATTCAAATTTGATTTCATAAAATTAACAGCAGAACATATTAACCAAATATTATCCTTAGTATAACCTTTAGAAGAATCTATTCTATCTATAGATACATTAGTGTTAGTTCTACCGTGTTTTGTTGTAGTCATTGGTATTCCAGTTAAAGCACATTTACCTTCCTACTAATTCCACAATTGATATAGAAATTCTAGATCAATATCATAGTATTGATTTTTAGACTTAGCTCTATTCTAAGCATCATACAATCTTTTCTTTAAAGTAAAATCTAATAAATCTATATCTTTTTGTTTCTCTCTTCTTTGTCTCTAAGCTAAAGCTTGACACTATTTACATACATAACTTTTTCCATTTCTGAGTTTAGCTTTCTTACAAGGAGAAAATTGAGAAGTCTCTTTGAATTCTTTACAAACGTGACAATATAATTTTTCGTCCATAATTAACGGATTAGACAATGCGCGCTGTCTTTGTTTGTCTTTCTACTTTCCTTATTGCAGATTTCCACGTCAGACAAACGCTTAAAAATAATTAATACTTTCTCATTCCATTGAAGCAATTTCGTTGGAATAAGCATTATAATGCTACATTGGTTTAGTAGCAAGATAAATCTAGATTGCCATTTTCACAATTTCCATATGTGTATGTTCTGGCAAATCTGTATATTCGGTATTAGTAATATTACTTGAATTAATTTCAGATGGTTTAGCTAAGTATGTAATCTCATATTCACTTACTTTATATTTACCGTCTGTGTATAATATTACATTATTATCTTGAATTAACTTTAAAGGTCTAGCTTGACAATATTTTAGTCTGTGTTCAGATAATGAATTACTTAACTGTCTATCTAATGTTTCTATTGTAGACTCTAGAGTGTCAGTATATTTTGTTATATATTCTCCTCTTTCATTAACTTCCCAGCATTCGTTTAAATTACTTGGTTGTATGCCAGCTGTATCTCCAAGTAATAATACATAATCTTCTGGTAACTCTACAGAATAAGAATTACGATCACTTTTATTAATTGAACTTTCAGTATATTTCTTATTTTTAATTAATGTGCGTAAATCGTCTATTCTTTTCTAGGTCTATTCAAATCCCTGAGCTTTAAAATTAATACCAGAATATCTAGTTTTATAAAACTTATCAATAGCCTCATTAATGAATGATATAATAGTATCAGATGTTAGTTTTTCTTTAATAACTAAATTAGGATCCATTAACTATAGTCTACGTTCAAATTCAATTTGGAATTCTCGTTGTGTCATAATCATTCATCTATTTTGTTCAACTATGATTTAGTCTAGATTCTCTTAGACTCAATATCTTCTAATGCTAGTTCTACAGCTCTATTAATTACTTCAAACTGCATATACTCTGGTATTTCACTCATACCTTCAGTTGGTAAGTCTTCTATCTTAGTAGGAAACTTAACATAAGTAATGTCTACTGAATATGTATCGCTAATCATAGACATTGGATCATAGTAAATGTATAAAGTATTGTCTTCTATTACAGCTACTGGCTCTTCTATCCAAGGATTGTTATTATAAGTTTTCTTAAACTTAGTAGCATCAGAATGATCTATTAATTTAACAGTAGCTTTCTTATTGTTGAAGTTTAATGTAGCATCTACAAAAAACATTCTATTCCCGTTAAATAAATTTGTAATGAAACACTTATTACTATTTGATTCTGTATTAGCACCTACGTTATGATCAGTACGTATCAACTTTTCTAAATCATGAATACGTTTTACAGATCCTTCAAAACTAGTCTTTAAGTAGTTATTACCAGTAAACTTGTTACTGATTTCTTGGTATAAACCTTGATCTAACCAGTAATCTATTTCTTCTGGTAAGAAAGCAGGACAACCCCCAAAGGCTACGCTTTGAGAGTTCTTGTCCATTGCTACTTTAAAATATGAGTGAAATTGTTCTCTAGTCATTATTTAGATTTTATTTCAGACATAATACTTAAGTAAATATCTTGATTCTTTTTGTCTTTCAAATATGCAATTACATCTTCAAGACCGTTACCAATAAGATCAGTACCAAAGTAATATGATGCTCTGTTCTTACGAATAATATTTTTACTTAAAGCTTCTTCAATTACAAAGTTAATTTCTTTATTAGGATTATCTACCCAAATTCTAATAAATCTTGCTGGATCAGCTTCTACGTTTTCACCAAGTCTAGCTTCAACTAATTCATTAGACATAGTGTCAGCTTTAATTCCAAGAAGTCTAAGACATTTGCGCATATCTTCAAGACTCATCTTATCCAGTGCTCTATAAGCATCACGTTTAACTTTGTTAGCTTTATTAATTTGTTCTGCTTCAGCTTCTTTATTTATAAGTACATAATCAGTAGATGGAGTTACTTTATCAATGCCATTTGCTACTCTCTTATGTCCTAATAGGAATAAATATTGCAATTCACCTTCAGGTCTATCAGTATTAATTACTAATTCTTTCTTACCAATCTTAATTGCAAATGTATCCCAAAATGTGCTATCAGGATCTAATTCTCCTTCAGCTTTACCCATTTTCTGTTCTAGTTCTCTAGCTTTATCTTGAGTTAGACCTGTGTAACGACTACCAGATCTTGTCCAATAGGAACTCAAGTAATCAAAGCAGTTGGACCATTTTACTAATCCAGTCCATGGGTTCTATTTAGTTATTCTAACGATTACTTCCATAATTATAAAATTAGAGTGTTCAAGTTATTCTTTGTATTTCCAGATAAACTTGGTAGATTTAGTTACTTTTGTTTTTCCATTAGCGCTATTAGCTATAGTTTTTCTATCTTGACCTGTGTTTTTACTAGCTTCAGATATACTATCAAATTCTGCTAACAATTTTCCATCTAATGAATATTGTAGTACTTTCTTTCCACATGCTTCTGTAGCTCTTTGTTTTATTAAAGCTAATTCTTCAGCAGTTCTTACTTTATTTTTTCTAGACTCTATGTTAGCCTGTCTACATTTATCAGAAATCTGTGGTTTCCAATCTGGTAGTATAGCTGCTAAAGATGGATCTACTTTACTTGGAATTTCTTTATAATCTTCTTTATATAACCATATATATGGATTTCTTTCAGATATTAATACTCTTTTCCTTTTTAAAGATGATATTATTAATGAAGTACTTATTCCAGTTTTTCTACTGGCTTCGTTTACACCACTATATTCTGTTATATAATCTCCATCTAAAGTGTATTGTAATACTGGTTTTTTTCTAGTTTCACCGATTTTACCAGATTTCCAATACTTATCTCTACCTTCTGTTCGTACTTTACCAGCTTCAGATAATAACTTTCTAGTATATTCACTAGCTGTTTTACCAGAGTTAGCTATACTTATTTTTTGTTTAGTTTCTTCAGAACAAGGTCTACCAAAAGTACCATCTCCACCTTCTGTCATATTGTATCCCTTCTCGGGATTTGTAGAATCGTATTCTTTTATAAAGAACTTTTCTCTTTCTTTAAGTTCTTCTGCATTTTTACAGAACGATATGATATTGATATCAAATCCATCTGCTCCATACTTTCTAAGAGCGTTATGGAATCTAAAAGAGGAGCCGTGTTCAGCTTCAAATAGATGCTGTTTAAATCTAGCACCAGCTCCTCTATTAGTTATACCTATATAAACTTTTCCGTTTACTTTATTTGTAATCTTATATACTTCGTAACTTAACATATAATTATCTGTTTAAAATTGTTTATATTTGATAAACGCGGATAACTTAATTAAGTTACTCAGGCTGTCAGGTAATTACATGTTAAAGTTAGTTAATTATTATTCTGCCATCATGATTAGCTCCCCACACGCCCGAGGATCTTTCAACATCAATCCGACCTCACCTAAGAAGTGTACTGAGTAACCATCCTTAGCATTAGAACGAACTTCTGTATTAGAGTGAGCGTAACCAGCAGGAGTTACAGAACCAGCTGTACACCAGTTAACGAATTCACGATCTTTACGAACTACTTTAACAATATTGGCTTCACCATCACGACGACCCAAATCCAAGAATGTCATACGGTAAGATTCCAACGGTTTCAAAGTAACAGGATGCAACTGACGATTATAAGTAGTATTGTCATACAACGGGAAATACTTCAAAGTTAATTCAATACCATTAGACATTGCGTAAGTCTTAAACTGACCACCGAACTTCAAATTATCACCAGAACCAGTTACGAATACTGTGTCAATCAAGTTCATGTTAGCCATCTTTTCTTTAAGTACACGGTCAAATTCACGCATACCCATTTCACCAGTCAAGGCAACGAACTTACGTTCATTAGTACCCAATACATTGTAAGACAGGTCAAACAAGAAGTCTTCCAACAGTTCAGCTGTCAAACGAGTATAATAACGTCTGTTAGACGGAGCAATCTGTTCCAGCAAACCAGCACCAATAAATGCAGGACGACCATTCTTACCTTTCAGGTTACAAGAACCATCTTTATTTACGTTATTCTGATTGTATACCAAAGCTCTTTCAAGACGTTTGTACCACTCACGCATTGCAACCCATTCCTGGAATGTAGACCACAAATAAGAAGTTTTACCAGTCTTAGGATCTTTCAAAGCTACTGCCATAACTGTAGAGTAAGCAGAACCTGTGATATCATAAGACAGACGTACTGTAGTCAAGTAGTTACGCATCTTGAAGTGAGTATTGTAGTTCAGGATATCAGCCTCTTCACTGTATTCTTCATAAGCAGAAGCCAAACGGTTCACTTGGCAACCAGAAGCTAAAACAGCAGGATCAATATAAGAAGCAGGGCTACCATTAGATACAAATACTGTATAAACATACAGATTGCCATCCTGATACGGAGCATCCTGAATACGTGCTTGGCTCTTATCATCAAATTCGATAGTAGCACCAGGACCAAACCATGCATCTTCCAACCACAAAGTAATAGGTGTGTTGCCCAAACCTGGAGTAGAATTTTCACCAATTGCAGCACCATTCCATTTAGCGTCACGAATTGTAACAGCTCTGTCCTGGTCAATCATAACACCCCATTCAAATGAAGGCTGATCAATAGTCATTACATTTCCAAGACCACCTGTCAACATATCAAGGGAAGTACTGTAACCATTATCTTTAGTACCAAATACGTATGACAGGATAGTAGATACCTCATAAGGTCTTTGCTGAGAAGCGAGACTAATCTTATTAGTGTCGATCAAATCAGAAAACCATTTACCTTTGTATAATTGGAGGTTATTAAGAATATTATTATCCATAAAATACTAGTAATTTAATTTTTTTATTTATATAATTAATTATTATGATATACGCAGTTGTCGTGCAGCTGAGAACCAAATTGGATCATCATCAGAACCCGTAGCTTGTTTTCTAGATTTAGTAGTAATACTACTAGATTTTAAACTTCGTCTAAACTTATCAATAGCTGAATTATTTCCTTCACGTTTAGCAGCCTCAATAAGTTTGTCAGCATTCATTGTAAAGTATGCTGATTCTATCAGATTCTTAACACCACCCTTAGCATAGTCCTTTTGGTACTTTGTTTTACCGTCTGTGTCTGGCTTAAGTATATAATCCATTAAAACCTTTTTATCTTTTTCAGGGACTGTAATACCACGTATATTCTTTAAGCCTTTTATTTCGCTAACAACGTTATCATAGAATTGCTGTTGTCTCTGTAACTATTCACGATAAGCCTTTTTCTAATCCTCTAATAGCTGTTTCTTCCTTTCTTCTTTAATCTCTTTCAGATCTTCTAAAGCGTCTTGCGCTTCATCTTCAAGTAATCCAGCTTCTTCGTATCTACTTACTAACTTATCAATCTTCTTAGTAGAGAACCCTTTTTCTTTAAGTAACTGTTTTACTACTAATTTCTGATTAGCTTCATCTTCAATATCAATATCATCTAAATCTAACTCAGCATCAATAGTCAGATACTTCTTTAGATCTCCACCTTGCTTTACGAAATTATCTAGTGCTTCAACTTCTTCACTAGAGTATTCAGGCTTGCTATTTTCTTCAATGACATTTTGGAAGTAATTAATTAACTCATCAACACTTTTGGGTTTATCTTCATCTTCTTCAAATTCCCAATTAAGTTTTTCAGCCATAGCATCAAAGAAGTTAGTAACAACATTTTCTTCATTGTTATCTTCAATCTCTTCTTCCTCTTCTGTTTCTTCAACAGTAGTATCCTCTTTACGAGGTCTACCTGGTTTACGCTTAGGACTGTCTTCAATATCTTCTTCAGTTTCTTCTTCCTCAGTATCCTTTTCTTCTTCTACTGGTTTTTCTTTTTTGTTTTTTACTTCGATATTGTTCTTTTTAATATCTTCCAATTCTTCATCGTCTAGTGATTCAAATTCATCAGCATCAACGTTAACATCTTCGTTAGCATTTGAATCTCTGAAACCACCGTTTGGATTAGGGATAAAGCTATCTAATACAGCTTCAAATCCACCTAATGTCATTTTTTTATCCATAATTAAATATTTAATTAGATTTATTTTTTAGTGTTTTAATTTGTTCCTATAGTATATTCTACGCTTTCTTAGGATCACGTTTCTTCGTTAAATAATATGTTTTGAACATACGTTCATCCAATAAGTTAGAATTTATTCCTTGTTGTTCCATTAATCGGATATAATCTTTCATTTCGCTATTTTCCTTTATACTAAAACCAGCTATTGTACCTATTAATCCAGAACCGATAGTGATTGGAATCACAGTAGATTTAAAATTATCTTTATCAAATGTTTTTATACCACTTATACGTTGTAATCTATTATCTAATGTCTGTGTTCGTTGAACAAATTTATCATATTCAATATCTCTTTGTTTATAAAGTTCTTCGGAAATTTCATCTTTACGCTTTTGAAATATCGGATTGGGTACATCACGTATTTCGTTTCTGTAATATTCTGGTAGCATATTATAATACGCTTTAGCGTCATGTATAAAATCCCCATATGATTCACCAATGTATCGAGGTGAATATAATTCGTCCGTTGCACTAGCATAATCACCCCATCTTCCGTGCATATTCTTTGTATCGGCACTAGTGTGTATATCTAGAATTTTTACAGGTTTATCTCCGGGTTTACCAAATAATGCTGTTTCATATGCAGGTAACAATTGACCAGATCTTGTTGCGTATTTTGCTTGTATTCCTATATAACCCTAATCCATTAAAGATTGTGGATCTAAGTTTAAATGAGTATTTAGCACATCGTACGGTAATATACGTCTTCTTAAACTACTCAATTGCTATTCTATAGGAAGCGTTCTGTCTATATCCGATAGTTGTAATATTGCATATGCTGCTGTTCCAGGAGCATCATCAAAAGATCTAGAAAATCTATCAGCAATATCCATACTATTCGATATATATAAACCACCTTTTGTTCTTAATCTGTCTCCACCTACATTCTGACTTTTTACTTCAGTAAACATTGGTTCTAAGTCATCAATAGTGGCATTCGGTTTATCAGAATATACTCCTCGTATTGCTCTTCTTTGTTTATCTATCCATTTATCTACCGTAGCTTGTTCATCAAATGGTAGATTATTATCTTTTGCAAACTATAGATAGCTTCTATCGTCTTTATATAATCTCTTATATAATTCATTATCGTTATACTCCTATGGTATAATATAAGAATTATTTACGTCATTCCAATGTCTAGCTTCATTGTACGATTTAGCAAATCGTTCTAAAGAAATTCTACCTATTGACTTTTTTACTGTTTCTGGATATTTCTATTTTAATAATTCAGTTTCTTGTCTAATTGCATCATCACGCATATCTGCAAAATTATCCACATATTGTTGATATGTATCTTTAGCATTACCCTGTGCTGCATATATTTTGTTTTGTAATCGAACTAATCTATCTGAAGAATTATATATATTATTTATTTTTCTAATACTTTTACGTATTGGTTTTGCTAAGATATCCGGTAAAAAGAATAATCCGGCTCCTAATGCTGCCTATGCATAATTCTTATCATATATATCTTTACCTATATTATATATGTCTCCAACATCACCGACAGGAGTAAACGACATGACTTCTTTTATAAAATCACCTTTCTACATATATCCTGTAAGATCAGTATTATCTTGAGGCGTTATAGTTACTTCTGGTAATATTACATTGTTTTCTCCATCGTCGTTATACACTGGTAATACATAAGCTTGCTGTTTAGGAGAATATGCTCCATAATATTTTATCCCATCAGTACCAACAGCATACGAATTATCTTCTTTACTATCAAAATACATTGCAGCTCCTGGTATACTCAACAAAGGTATCTTGTTAAACCACTTTGTGTACTATCCAGGTGTAGCAAATTGAAGATAAGCAGCTTCAATAGATCTCATATCTTTAGGTAATGATCTTATAGCTTTCTTAATCTATCTAGAAGTTACCTTATCTCCTATATTATTAATCATACCGTTCTTAAACATATACTCTCTAAGAGTATTCATATAAGACTTCTATTCTGTACCTTTACTATAATAATCAGTTTTATCTGGAAATAATGGATTCTTCTATTTTGATAAATCTCTTTTTAACTCTGCAAACATAGAGTTGCTATAATCAGGATTTGAACTTTTAGCTAAATTGAAATCTACATAGTGTCCTAATTCATGTCTAGTAGTAGGATAATCTATCTCTGTAAGATTTCTATTTATCTAATATTCAAAATCATCGTATCCTGCTGGTTGTCTTCTAGTAATATACCTATTTACAGCTGCATCTTTAGCCTACATTTTAGCCTTAGCGTCTAACTGTTTTATAACAGGATTAGGTAAATTCCAATAATTAGTATTATACTAATTAATTATATCTTCATATACTTTAGCGTAATCATCGCCATATGTATTCTAAATCTATCTAGCTCTTTCCATATAAGCTGGATTAGAATATAGATCTTCAATTATTCTATTTCTAGATTCTATAGCATCATCATATAATTTATATGTACGAGCTTTATCTTCAGCTTCTCTACGGAACAAACTGTTTATTTTATCCTACACAGTTCTTCTTACTTCTGGTACATATTTAGAAGAGTATTTAGTTAATCCTCTAGCTATATTAGATACTGCATTACCTGCTAATTTAAATACTGGATTAAGTAAAGCTCCTTCTATATATAGACTGCCTAATGGATCTGAATTTGAAACATATCCTGCACCTGGGTTATATCCGTATATAGGATTATATGGATCTCCTTTAGGGTCAAAGTTAGTAATAGGTCTTTCACTAGTACTCTATGGTGGATCTTCATCTATAGTACCACCATCTGCATACTTCTTCCAATCCCAGTACTTCAGCTAGGGATTATTCTCCCTAGCCTACTTATACTGTTGCATTCTCTATCTAAATGCTTCACATTCCATAATTATTTACTTTTCTTTCCACTTTTAGATGACTTCTTGCCACCTTTCTTTCCACCACATGCCATAGTTATAAAGTTTTAATATAGTTAAACCAATTTTTCCTATTCTCTTTGTAAGTCTTTTTACGATTTTTTATTTTATACCTATTTGTATTAATTTCGTAATCAGATTTATCTTCATTTGCATATGCTTCCATTTCATAAGGGATTGTATAGTATGCCGATGATGCTGGATAAGTAATAGGATTGCCCTTAATCCATTCCCATACATAATCAGCGTAATACTTTAACCAACTACCCTTATTCTTAGCCTACTGTAAATGTATATTTTCGTGATTCCAAGTAGTAGTTTTAATATCAGATTCTTTCTTTTTAGTCAAAATATATCCACACCAACTCATTGCAGAGTATCCACTAAAAGGATAATGATCCATATGTTTATACTATACTTTATCTTTATTCTTAGTAGTAGTAAATAATTGTTTTACTAACCACCATGTTTCTTTAAACCAGTTCATAGTTATTTAGATTTAGATTCGCCTACTACTTTATTTCTCAAAGCTGTCTTTGCCTTTAGCTTCTCTCTATCCATAGCAGCTTTATCAGACATACGTTGCAACTCAGTTTCATGCTTCATTCTATCTTTTTCAAGCTGTATCTTCTTATTTTCAGCTTCTCTCTTCTGTTCTATTTCTCTACGCTTATTGTTAAGTTCTAATTGTTTAGTAGCAATATCAGAATTTATCTTCTACTATTCTAATGCTTGTTTTCCTATTTCAATTGGATCAGGAATTCCATTCATATCTTGATCCATATTCTCAGCACCACGATAAGCATTAAGTTGTGCTACAGTAATTTTAGTAGCATTGTCTTGATCTACTTTATATTTTTCAAGATCCATTTCAGCTTCCTTAAGCATAAGCTCTTCTTCTTTAAGCTGATTCTATTGTTCTGCTATTTGCTGTTGTGCTTGTTGTTCAGCTTGTTGCTGTTGCTGCATCTGTTCCATTCTTTTCTGCTCGATCTCTTCAAGTCTATTCTTAATCATACTCATATTATCTAAAGTAATGATTTCAGCGATATCTAACAGACTAGCACCATTCTGCATAGCAGGTTGTAGCAATTGCTTTAATTGATCTATATACTGTTGATTCTTAGTACTATCATCTACAAATATATCCATATCTTCATAGAAGAAATTATCAGATAATTGTACAAACGCTCTGGTAGCATCATCTAGTATATAATTCAAGTATCTCTTATTATCTTTCCAAGCTGCTTTAGAAGTATTCAATAGCATTGTTAATACTCTTCTCTTCACCTAATTATGATTCCAGAACCAAGGTTCAGTAATATGATAAGACATATTAACAGCAGTATTAGCGTTACTTACTAATTCACTAGCAGCAATCTATCCTTGTCTCTGTGGAGTAATACCAGTAAGTTTAGCTACCATATCTTCAATCTTCTGCATCAATTGAATATACTCAGCTATTACATTACTCATAGTTAAGTCCCAAGAAGATAACTAGTTGAATTGAGACGGTTTACCTCCCTCACGTCCTGGTATATCCCATCCTTCGTCATAAGGATTAATAAAAGCTACACCTAATGCACTCAAGTAATGCATCCACTTGTTAACATCAATATTCATAGATTTAGGTATCTAAGTAATATCCATTACTGCTACTTTACCTTTATCTCTAGATAATGCTAACTCAAGTCTATACCACACTACAATATACATATACTGTAATGGTTTCATCATACTTACTAATGATCTAGGTTTACTATTAGTATTATTATACACTACACCAGTGTAAGGTAATTTCTGTGAATTAGGATTATCAGCAGATATATGTTGATATTCAATAGGTTGAATTCCTATGTACATATCATCACCAATTCTATATCCTTCCCATACTTCAATAATCCAATCCCATTCTACAGATTGTTCAGTACCTGTTACTTTATAATCTTCATCTACTTGAAATTCTTCAGCTTCTCCAGTTTCTGGATTTAGTAAAGTAACAAATCCTATCTTTTTGAAAGATTTCCAACAGCAGTGATATACTGTTATATGATCTACATCAAACGGATTATCTGTAAAACTATTGATCTTATGCAATTTAATAGATTCATAATCCATACTAGTCTTTCTTATTTCTGGATTATTACCAGCTCCGGGTCTTTGATCAATAAGTTCTAATAATTCATTTAGTTGTCTTTCAGACATTTTATCATAGAATCTATCGTATATCTCAGTAGCAGACATAATCATCTTTCTACGACACCATGCGGCATCATCTATGAATTCTAAGTCTAAAGAATGCTCATAATCAAAGTACATAGGGTTTACTCTTTCTACATAAGGATCTCCATTGATTACACCTACATAGTATATTTCTTCTCCACCTATTAAAGCATCTTTCCAACCTTTATAGAATTCATGGGTAAGATTCAACTTCCTCTTTAGGAATTGTAATGCGTGATAAGCTTCAGTTTCTGCTATATCTTTATAATCTTTCTATAGATACTTAGCTATAGCTTCTGGAGTCTAGATTTCTCCTGTAGCTAATGCTTGTTCATATCTGGCTGCTTGTTCTGGACTTAACTTACTAGCTATAGTAGCCTGAATATAATCCATTAGCATTTCTTTGGCTTTTTCCTATAGTTCACTAGCAGCTATATCACTTGTGCGTTGTGGATGAAAATTAAAAGGTCTCTTAGTTTCTTCACCAAGTAACTGATCTACATATGGTTTGATGATATTATAATCCTATGCCATAGCAGGAAATCCATCATCTTGTTTAAATGGATTGGTTACATATTTAAGATCCTTTTCATTATATATGCTATTATATAAATCATAGTAAGTCTACATCTCGTCAGATCTAGATCTACCATTACCACCAAATCCTGAATCTCCAGCGCCTACTACATAGTCTACGCAGGCTTCTTTCCAGGCTTGTGTCTTCTTTGACATTGGTAGTTTCTGTGCAGGGAAACTTTTAGTATTCTTCATAATTAAAATGTATATACATTATCGTCGTTTGAAAATACTCTTGGAGTATCGTCATTGAACCAACTCTGCGCAAAAATTGGTCCATCAAAGAGCATCTTCTATTTGTTTTCTTTTTCTTTCTTTTTAACAACTACATTATATAGTTGTTCTCTATATATCATAACCTACATCAACGCCATCACTCGGTCAAAGTTACCTGTATCATTATAGCTTATTAGCTCTTCTAATAGCGGCTCTGATAATATTCTAGTTAGGTTCTTCTTACCTGGTGCATACTCTTCATTCAACCATTCTTTTATCATACCTTCTCCCCATTGCTTTATCTACTTATTCATGTGACAACCTTTTCTTCTTTGTACTTTAGAATTACTAACTATATCGTTAATAATATCAGGCTGATCAGCTAATAAGTAATCACAATGCTTAGCAGTAAAGTAAGGGAATAAACCTTTGCGTTCATTTTCATACATTATACGTGCATTATAGTATAATGCTAACTTACGTAGATTCTCATAGTACTCTTCAGCTGTTGCAGGTCTACCAGTATATTCAGCTACTATAATATCATAATACTCTTCAAAGTTCTAAAACCTCTTATATACAATAGATGATCCTAATGAATTAGTACCAGACTAGTCATGATCATAAGGGTCTACACCTATTATATATAATCCAGCTGTTGCATCTTTAGCTGGATGTTCCCATATAACTATTGAACCAGTAGGATCATCATCTTTACCAAGTGGGTACTTGGTAACATCACCATGTTTCTTAGGTATCCATTTGATATTGCCAGACTCATCAAATATTAAATCACCTACTTGTTTATGATTCTATAACTAAGTATTAGTACGAATAAGTCCTAATTGCTCCTGTAATTCTTTCTTAGGAAATATATTACCGTTAAATTCTAGCATTGCTTCTTGTGGAGTAATAGGACGCTCTGCAACGTAACGGTCTATAGCTGTAGTATTAGTAGCTGTACTTATTACCTTTCTACGTTCATCTAGTATAAATTCAAGGGAAGGTTTAGTAATAGTATTACCATCATCATCCATGTATATTCTATTACCATCATCATCTCTAGTATCTAGATTAGTATACTATGGAACAAAGAATCCACACAATTTATCTGTAGGTGTACTATCCCATATGTTCTCAAATCCTAAACAATTGTATCCATCTGGATTATAGAACATATCTTTCATAGTTTCAAATGCAGAGCCTTCGTCACCACCAGTTCCCCATACAATCATAGTACCAAACGCTAGACCATCTTGTTCTACAGATGGTCTAGCAATTTGCCACGCAGCACCTAATTCTGAGAATGAACCTCCTTCTTCAAATAGAATTAATTTGGCACGTTTACCACGTACTACATCAGGATTATCTTTCAAAGTAACGCCAATAATCTCTGACTTATAACCCATTTCTACTTCATTGCCAAATTCATCTTTAGTCCAGAATCCAGCTCGTTTACGCATAGTACTGTTAACAGATCGTTTCTTACCCCAAGCTGTATTCTTATCTATAAAGTCCATATAGTCCCAAGCTTTAGTAAGAATACCATCTTCTGTAAGATACTACTTGTTAGAAGCATATATATATGTTTTACTATTAGGTATTAGATAATAATTACGACATGCCATAGCTCCACCTTTATAGCTATTATGTGTTACTACGAAATCTCTAGTTATATATAATTGATTATCATGATCTACTCTAATACATCTTTGCTTTTCTTTATACCCAAGATTTCTAACTGCTTTTATACCTATAGAATTATATTTATATTCTCGGTGTCGTAAATTCTATAATTTTCTTTCTAATTTAAATATAGGTTCTTCTGTAGTAATACACACTTCCCAATGAGGTAAAGTATCTGACTTATAACCATTTCCGAAATCTACATCAGTACGACCAGGAATCATTTTAGATTTTCTGCATCTTATACCTAAACTTCTACATATAAAAATTAAATCATCTATTAATCTTTCGGATGTACTTACGAAATTACAGCTACCTGTAGAACTAGATGAACCGTCGGTATCCATAAGCCCTTGTAATAATTCTAATCTGGTGTTTACATCTGCATATTTATAATCGTCTGGTATAAACTTATTTTCTGCTTTTACTCTTACACCATACTGTTTTAGATATCTTCCTAATTGGTGTTTTGTTTTATCATGTGATAGTATCACATATGCAAATCTATCGTCTACTTTTTTAATACTATAATTTGGTAGTTTCTCAGTTAAAATATCTACAATCTACTAATCGTCTGTAGAAAATCTTATCTGCGTTCCGCATATGTATCCATCTCCTAACAATACGCCCATTACGTATGGATCTACTAACGGGGCAGTTTGATTAAAATGCAAAGGATTAATTGATGGTAATTTGTATGGATAACAATATTTTCCAGGACTACCTTGCTACAACTTTAGTTTACTGTATTCTTCTGTAGTTTTAATATGTAATTTTCCTCTTGTAGAATTTAATGTAGACCATAAATGATTTTTGCCACATCTTACTTTTCTACCATCCTACAATTCTATTTCCCATACCTCTTGTTCACCTTGTTCTATTATTTCAATAACTTTACAAGGATCACCGCAAGGATTCATTACTAAATCTCCTACTTTTAAAGATCCCATTTCTACAAAACCAGTAGGTGTAAGAACTGGTTCACTATATGGCTATTCATATCCTTTGCGACGTGATTTAAGTAGACATATATGTTTTCCTTTATCTTCTGCTTCTTGTACTGCCTAGAAGTAGAAATAGTCATAATCATAGAAATCAGGGAATGTTACTACACTGTCTCTTTTTACTTTAGTTTCTCCGTTAGGTAGTTTAGTAACAGTGTTAACTATACGTTGCATTGGGCAAAAGTTAATATAAAAATAGTTATACCCAGTGATGTAATCTCCATCCTCTGCGGTATAACCATTAATGCAACGATCTTTCTATTCGTCCCAGTATTGAAAGTATTCTGACGAACCAGCTGGATATAAACAATAACGCCCTGTAGTTAAAAACTACAGAGCTGGCTATCTAAATTTGTCAGAATTTTTAATTTTCTTCTAGAAGTCAATCATAGTTTCTTAATATGTTTAACATGTCAACAAGTAGATTGTATCAATTCTTTCTTCCAAGTAAATCCTTTACATGTTTTAGCTTTACCATTACAAGCTCTTTTAATAGAATTATAATCCGTATTTACTGCTTTTGCAGCGTTATGCATACCTTTAAATGTATTTAATAATTCTCCATCTTTGCTATATTGATAAACAAAATATTTTGTAGAAGAATTTCTTAACTTCTCTTTTTGTATTTCTGACATCTTTTTTCCTTTATTTAAACCAGGCATACTTTTATACCAGCCAGAATTGCAATGTCTATTAGTTTCATATTCTTTCCACAAACTGTATATTTTGTTTTTTTTCTTCTCTAATTCTTCTTTAGAAAAGTCAGCAATAAAATTGTTACAAAAAGGATGTATATATTTATTATTACATAATTTACTTATATTTGATCCGCTTAGACCAGTTATTGTAGATGCGGCTTTTATAGTATGCGCATATATATAATACTTATCTATAAAATTGTACATATATACTCGTTTTCCTATAATCCCATCTCGTATTAATTTCTTAGTATTTTCAGAAACTTTCTTTCTTTGTTCTTCTGTCATCTTCAAACCAAGAACACCAAAGTCTCCACCTTTAGTACAATTATATCCTTTAGTATACCCTTCATATTGCTCTATGTATTTTATTTCTAAATCGTCTAATTTATTTATTAGCTGCTCTGTAGTAATTGATTCGTCGGGTATAAAAGATTCTACTATATCTATGGTAAAGTTATGTAATCCGTATTTTTCTATAGCTCTATATAATGGTAAATCGTATCGTTTATTTCTAATATTACTAAGATGATGTTTAAGTCTTTTTCTTATAGATACTCCTTGACCAATATAACATTTACCATTTATATTGTTTTTAAATAAGTAAATTCCAGCTAGTTTTGGATCTATATCTCTATACGTCATTATTAAATTTAATTAGTTGGAGTGGTAGGAGTCGAACCCACACACATACCGGGTTAGAGCCGGCGACGCTGCCATTACGTTACACTCCAGTGCCAGGGAATATTTAACGTCTGTCCCTGTCAGACCTCTCTATCAGTTCAACGAGATTATTTCTTAAACAAACTCTTTAGCCAATGAATAGTACGCTTAATAATACCTTTCTTCTTAGGTTCAGCTACTGCTTCTTTCTTATATTCTTCAACCAAAGATTCACTGACTTCTTTAAGATAAGCATCTGCTTTTCGTTTGTTATCAATTTCTTTTTCAAGCACATCACAAATTTCTTCAGTGCTATTGCATTTTGTTAAATCAAGTACTTTCTTCATAGTTTCTTTATTTATATTCATATAACGTACTCATTAATTTATTGTTATAAACTTGTGTATAATTTGCACAAATTAAGCTAATTCATAGGGATTAATCTGAGCATCTCCACGTACTTTAGTAGTACTAACTTCTTCAGCTTTAACTGCTTTTTCGAGGAAATCTAGTGTCTGAAAGGTAGCTTTTACTTTTTCCATACCAGCTAATAGATCTTTAATCTTCTTTTCATCTAATTGCTCTTCTAGAGAATCTTCATAATACTTACTAATAGTATCTACTTTGTTTCTCATACTATCAAGCATTCTTAGATTTCTAGTATATATTAGCTTCTTATAATCATCTTCACAAGACTTTTCTTCTACTGTAAGATTATAATTCTCATCACCAAAGTATAACTACTTAAGCTTCTTTTCTCTAATATCTGGTTCTAACTGAAGTACATATGGAGATTTAAAATACCACATAAGCACTATATAACTTATTACATTTGTAGCTTGTTGTTTATCTGGCTTATCAGCCTCCCATAACTTTTTAAAGAATGGGAGACCTAAAGCATCAGGGTGTATTACTACTTTACCACCATTTATATCAAATAGCTTCATCAGTTACTTCTTCAACACTAGGTTCAAAATTCTCTGGCATGAATTCTTCAGGATGCTGAGCTCTATATTCTTCTTCTGCTTTAGTATTAGCAATAGCATCTAACAGTTGATAAAATTTCAGTTCTACTGCTTCTTGTTGTGCAGCAGGAATCTGATTAGTAATTAATTTATTCATTAACTCCTTCATTACATCCTCTGTGAATTCTCCTTGGACAATATCGGTCTTATATCTACTATCACCGATAACCACTTCTATAAAACTTCCAACCCCTGATGCACTTACTGGAGTAATTGTAATATTTAAATTTTCCATAATTATTCTTTTACTTCTTTAATTTCATTATTTTGTTCTGCTGTAGCTTCTCCGAATCCTTTTTCTCCTCTTTCTGTTTCACTCAATTCTTCTACCAAAGTAGGTTCTAATATAGAACAAGGAACAATGACTAACTGAGCAAATGGTTCATCTATAGTATATACTGTAGGAATAGCATCTGTAGTTACTTTAAATTTAGCCATTAACTCTCCACGATAATCAGAATCAATCACTCCAATACCATTACACATAATAATAGATCTTTTAGAGATAGATGATTTCATACAGATAAATCCAACATATCCTTCAGGAATTTCTACAGCAATATCAGTGTGATATACTAGTACTAACTTGCCACTATTATCTACTTCTTGAGTAATACGAGTAGTATATAGATCTAATCCTGCACTACTACTAGTAGCTCTAGTAGGCAACTTACCTTCAGACTTCTTAATCTCTTCTGTACCGTCTTCTTTCTTTACTGAGTAATCTAACTTTTTAAATTTCAATTGTTCCATAATTATTTATCTTGTTCAATATCTTTTGTATTAATACTAATTGCTTTACCATGATGAAATCCCCAATCTAAGAATACTGTATTACAAAGTACATGATCTATATGAGGTAGTCCACTTTCAGGATCTATTAATTCTCCTTTGTCTATCGCAGTAAGATGTCTTAGTAATGCTGCTTTATATCTTTTCCAAAAATCTGGAAGGTTTTGCCAACTGTTATCTGAGTATTTCTGAGCTCCGTAAGTAAGTACCTTACCAATATTCTCAACTACATCTAATGGAATCAGATCCATTCTTACTTTACCACAATCATATTTCTTACCATCATTCTCCATCTTCAATATACTTATTAGTTAAACAATTGTACAATCCTTTTATCTGTAGCTGTCTAGTTTCAATGCTGTCTGTATCTTTCAACTTAGCTAAACCTTCTAGAATATCATCCATGAATTCATTGTATGTTAAGGAATAGTTATTGATCTTCTTATCTGCAACTTCCATTAACTCTTTTAACTCTTCACTGATATTAGATCCAAATTGTTTAACGTTGTTTTTCTCAAATTCCCATAGAGCTAATGAATCTTCTTTACTCTGTCTTTCCATATTCTTTCATTACTTTAATAAAACATCCAGCAGCCCAGCCAACTAAATACGCATACCCTTCGTTACCACCACCTGAGAATTCTTCTCCATTCATACCTGTAACTTCAAAGTAATAATCAGTTATGTGAACTGATTCGTGTGCTATATGCGTACCATCTAATTCATCAGGTCTATATATTATGCAAATAATACCCATCTCAGAACTACTGTTTAACATAACCGGTCTACATTCTGCAATAACATCTCCGTCATACGCCTTTAACATTTCTTCTTCAGCTTCTTTTCGTATTTTATCGAAACCTGGTAATAAGTTGTATATAGTGAATTTCTTTAATATTGTGTATACATCTTCTTCCTTTTCTATTATAGCTATCCAAAATGTTCTAGGATATATATTATCAAACTTTCTTAGTATCATATTCTTAATAGTCTACTGTCACTAATTGCTATATACATCTGTATATTGTTAAGTAATACAGGATCAAAGTAAATAGAATCTAACCAGTGAATCTTATAATTGGGCGTTAAGCATTCTTCAATAAACTGTCTCATTTTATTTCTTTATATCTCTTTTTTAATTTAAGTTTAAATAAGTAAGCAAACATAATATCTTTAGTATCTTCATCATTTGACATTACTTCTTTAGCAAACTTAAATGGACTATTGCATATTACTTCTATAACAGGATAAGGTAAATTATATTTATTTGCCAGACTTGAGTAAATTGATATCTTTTTTTGCTGTTGCATTTATATAATATTCACTAGTTTCTAACTCTGTTAAAGATTCTCTGATAGTATTAGGTCTAATAGAATTTATTATTACTATAATATCAGATTCATCTAAATCGTGATTTCTATATAATATATCAGATAACTTTTTAATTTCTTTGTTAGAGTAAGGTTTCTTCGGAACGAAAGAAGTTAATTTTAAATTAGAACGTAAGTTAAAAAGATGTCTGAAATACCGTACTAACCTATTACTTCTATTCTCTACATGTACTATATGCCCATTGTCAAAGATCATATAGAAATGTTTATTATTTATTTTATTATTCATTTACTCTTAGTATTAATGTTATTTGCACCCTATCTTTTATTATCTCTGGAATTAGTATCTTATTAACTACTAATTCATCTTCTGCTTTTCCCTGTACTAAAAGACCCTCTTTCTTGAACTTACTTATATATCTACTTAAGTTATCAGGAGTAATACCCATAGTACTTTTAATCATTCTACGATTGTCAGTATTGGCTACATTTTTACTTACACCAGGTATTGGAGTAAAGTTCACATCTAATTCAACGAACTTAGTAAGTAACTCCAATTCCCTATTTGTAAGTTGTAGTATACCATTTAAAGCGTTAAGGTATTCATAGTAAAGATTGCCTTTATTAACAGTCTTTACTAATTTATTCATCTAACAAATCTTTAATACTATTGAGAACTTTATTTAAATTATGGTATACAGTTTCTGCTTCTACTTTAACACACTGTTGAACATTGCCTTCATTATAATCCTTCATCAATTCGTTATAATCTTTGGTATATGTATCAATCAAAGTATTAACGTATTCTTTTACTTTCTCTAACTTATCGCAACAGCATTCACATTCATCCACACCTTCTTGTGCTTCTTCACTGTACCAAATTACATAATCTTTATTGGCTAATTCTTCCATAGTAGAAGAATCAAATGCCATTGAAGTATAAGTTTCTGTATCTGATACTACTTCAGATTTCTGAAGTTCCCACAAGTTTAAATCTTCAACTTTAGTAAACACATCACCTTTTTCAGCGAAGCTAAAATTCTTAATTACTTTGTATCCTTCCATATGTCTAACTTTTTATTTAATATCTTTTGTTTAAATTCTTGTATTCTGTTAAAGTTCTTCTTACACTCTTCATACCCATCAATTCTGCCTTGAATGTATCCTTCGTGTTTTCCTTGAGCATAAGTAAGAGCACCAAAACCGATAACACTTACAAGTACTATTATTATTGTTCCCATAATGCCCTTAAAACGCACTAACATAAAAAGTGTTTAAAATATTTAACATTTATTAATGTTTAGTAAAGTAATAGTAAAAAGAATGCCCTGCTTTGATGGCAGGGCAGCGATTTAATACTCTAAAAACATTCAATTCATGAACGATAGCTTATTTAACGACTTTAGCTACAACGTCGTATGGTTTAACTAATTGTGAGTCTTTAAATAGATCAAAGTCTTTAGCAAATTTCTTAGGGTATACTATAGTATCACCAACCTTAATGGTACTATCAGCACCGGTTGGAATAGATAGAACAATACCTTTTGCAAAATCTGATTCAACTTCTTTAGTATGAGTTTTTACTTCATACTTATTAAAACCTTCTTCATCCTTTTCCCCAGTAGGGATTTGTTCAGTATACTCTTTAGTAACCATAATAGGAGTTAAAGGTTTTACTAAAATATCTTTTTCAAAACTATATTCCAATCCGTTTACCACTGTTTCTAGTACTTTATCTTCCATAATATTTACTTTATAATATCTATTAACGCAGTAAGTAAAGTAAGGTTACTCATCTATATGATTAAATTTGCGCTTAAATATATATCCTTTATGACATATATCCATTCTATCTTTAAAGTTAGCGCAATTCATATTATTAACAAACACACAACCTACACAACAACCTTTACTAAGCTCAGGAGTAGCTATATAAGTTTTATTCCTGAAAACATATTCAATTCTATCTGCTTTTTTTTGTTCGTTCTTTTCCATAGTAATACCGTTTTAGGGGGCTACCTTTTTTATTCAACGACCGCCAGAAAGGTAGCTAAACTGAGCCTACTTACGATTAGGATTCCCTGGTGCGCTTCTACCTTATGGTAACTTCTTTAAGCGTGGAACGTACTACGATCCCGTGTACTTAGGGCACATTACTTTGTTAATTTATTTAGTATGATATAAGCTAGACATCCTAACATACCTACTAAACATAGTGCAGTAAATTCTGTCATTTAACTGTATTTATTTCTTTCTTAAACTGTTTATATAAATCTTCAGAGAAAGTATATTCTATCTGTCCTGGTAAAGTAAAGGATCTATAATTATCATTTAATTTATAGTTCTTACTTATCTTACTTAAGTAAAGGCAATTAGAATACTGCTAATCTCTTTGTCTTATGAAATAGTAATTCATGCTTCTGTTATTATAAATCCATACAATCTCATTAGATTCTACTAAGTAGAAGAACTTAGTTTATATACTTCATTTGCAATAAAGTTTATATCATCATTTGAGTACATATTGTTAATAATAAGTTAATAGTAATTCTAAAGTAATGGGACTTACATCATCTACTTTAGTTAATTCTTCTAATATGTCTTCTGTATTCATACTGTATTTAACTGTATCTACTGTATACAGTAACGTATATTTAACTATATTAGTTGTTATTATTAACATTTATTATGAATATTTATTTAAGTTTAATAGCTATTTTTTAACATTATTTAAAATAAAAATATATAAAAAATTTTTTTGGTGAAGAAATCTGCGTGCGTGAACCAGCAAAAATTCACACCCCTCTACCTTGTATCGGAGTGGAACACCCCTACGGGCTTGTATCTGTTGGGCTATTCCACACAAGTAACAAGTAATCAAGAAAGGAGAAAAAAATCATGTTAAGCAAATTGATTTCAGCAGAAAAAAGAACTCGCACTAATGGCGACGAGTTTTACGTGTGTACATTCAGTTACTCACAGGGAGCCAAGGACGCGCCTACATTCATCACGATTGGAGGCGTGAAAGTATTGAATCCGCAAGCGGCTGCAATACGTAACATTAATCTTGTTAAGTGTTTATTTCCCACTGAGGACGAAACGGCGAAAGCATACAAGAAAAATCTCGATAGATTTATTAAATGTATGGAAAGCGATTCAAAAACCTTTACAACCAAGAAGGGAGAAGTAGTTAAGTTGTCAGATTGCGAATTTTCGTTACCATTGGTATATAAGACCTTGCCGGTTAGTGAGGTTTTAGGTGTAAGTAAAATTTACTATGCTGATGCAAATGGCGAGCAAAAGGAATTAACACAACTTAACGCTGTTGGATATTCACGTCTTGAGATGATTGTCGACGAAAAGACGGGCGAAATTACTGATTATAAGGACTCAAACGAATGGGATAATGACCTTAATGGAGGAACTTATATTGAAGTAATTACAAGGAACGCAAATGCAAACATTGCTAACGGTTCATATTGGTATGAGAAACGTGTCAATAAACCAGAAGCAAATGAAAGCGTTGGTAGTCCTGTTTCAGAACCTGAAAAAACTCAACAAACTGATGACGAGGACGATGACGAGTAAACCTAATATATAGCTCTTGCAGTCTGACTGTGAGGGCTATGGTTTACCGTTTCAAACCAATTGAGTCATCATTATAGCAACTTTCTAAACTTATTTTTATCAAAAAAACAACATATATGGATAAAAGACAAAAGAACAATTTAATGACAACTATAACATTAATTGTTGTACTTGGTCAATTTATTCTGTGGATAATATTATTATTGTTAGATAAAGTATGATAAAGTTTATAAATATTATAACGCAAAACATAATATTACTAGGATGTTGTGCTATATCAATATTTATATTATTTGTATTAATCACATTTATTAAAAATGTAGACGATTTTGCAGCAATAACAAATATGTATGACTATATACGTATGCAAAATATAACGATAAAGATTGATACAATAATATTTAAAACAATAGTAATATTATCTCTTAGTAGAATCAACAATGCTATTTAGATTTGATTATCTTTATAGTAACTAAATTAAAAAAACTAATAACCTTCCAAGACATTGAGGACACCAGTTTCTTATATTAGCGTAAGGCTTACAGAAGAAGTCATAGTTCCTATATGGATGAAAAGATGTACTCGGAGTTAATAACTCAACGTTATGACAGTATGCAGCTATAAAGATATAAGTTTTAGGTGTAAAATGCTAATTATTTATTTCTATATTGTAAGGATACAGCCATACTATCCTTTACTTTATTATTACTTAACCATACACTACAGTCTGTGAAGATAGTAGTGTTTTTAAACAGATTATTAACTTAAAATTAAAATAATATGAAAACAAGAAAACACTTTATCAGAAAGTATGAACTCTTAGCAAGATGTATTCAAACTAACTTAGAGTTATTTATACTACAATAGTAATGCAGCCATAGACAGTGGCAAGCCTGTAAATGCAGAGCCAACTACATGTAGTATTAGTATCATCGTAGTGTGTGGTACAATTATTGTAAGCACTATCTAAACTCAGTATGAAGGAGTTTTCACTATTTTAGATTTGAAAAATAGTTCTGAGCATCTGTCACTAGATGAACAAAGAGTGACAACGTAACTATGCGTAAATAGTAGGGGACAGCATTAGCTGTCCTCTTTATATGTTTAATCAATAAACTAAAAAAGATATGACATTAGAACAATTTCAAAATCTTAAAATCGGCGACATAGTAGTAGCTAAATTAGTTAACTCAAAACAAAGTCGCGTTAACCCTGTTACTAATATTGACAGAGGAAATCTAAAACTACACATCGGTAAGAGTGGAAAATGGCGTAGCTATTTGCAATTTGAAGTATTAACTGCGGATTACGTAGTTAAATGGATCAAACGAAGAATAGATAGTAAATCATCTCCTCATTTTACCATTGAAGTTAAAAGTGATACTGAAGTAACATTTAAAGTTCATAAAAAGGTACAATTCAATCAATGAAAAAACTAACAAAGAAACAAAAAGCTAGAAGGCAAATATTATTTAATATGCCATATCTATTACTTACTTTTCTTATTAAAGAAAGAGTATTAGATAGATTTCTAGATAATACTAGTAAATATGCAATCGTTCATAGTATAAATCTATCATGTCTTTATACAAAATTAAGGGATCCTTATGCAGCAATCGAATGTACATTTGCATGGGATTGTACAAAAGAAGGATATGATTTTTGGAAAGGACTTAATGATAAATATAAAAGTATATGAGAAATGAGCGATTCTGGCGCATTGTTATTACTATCAGATTGTTAATATATTTATTAGTATTATTAGCAATAGTAACAGCAATAGTATTTACAGCAAATAGTATTTAATCAATAAATAGTTATTATGCAAAAATTAATGTATTTTTTATTTGGACTCATAACTGCATTATTTGCAGCTGTGATGATTATTGAACA